AGCTTTTTCCGTTGCTGCGGTATTCCTTGTTGCATTTTGTGCAGATCGCCATCACGTAGTTCTTGCTCATCAGTTCACCCGCACCCAAGGCAACCAGATTCGATACTCGCGCCGGAACCCTCGGATCGTTTGTGGAGTCAACATTCGTTCGCCCTCATCAACCCCTCGCTCGATGCGGAACACTCCGAAGGAAAAAGACCTCCAGCCTGCTCCCTCCCAGCACCGTTCAATCCAAGCAAACTCGACCACCCAGCAGCCGACCGCAAGTTGAGGCTTGGTACGCTCGAACGATGGTAGCTTCCTGAAAATATTCATTGCTACTTTTTTCCTTCATTAAGACCGAACCGGGAATTTATCGTGAATCACACCGTCGAGAGACCGACCAGCACGAACCTTTCCAACGCGCTGCATGTTCTCGCCGAACTCGCCCCACTGCTTGAACAAGAATGGCACGCTGGAAGATTCGCATTGATTCCGAACTGATCGAAACCAATTTGGGTTGGAAGGCCTAGCTTCTTGTCCGCTTTCACCGCCAGCGATCACCCAATCGACTCCGCCGAAAGCGCGATGCAAGTAAGCAGGTGGATCGATCGGCAGACCTTGGCATCCGCATTCGTGGCCGCTACAGCAACGCTCTGGACCGTCTGGATATAGCGATTCAGGGTAACTAAGATCGATGGGCTCAAGCAACGGTTCGCAGCTCAGGAATAGCACCGGCGAAAGGTCTCGGCACCGTAGCAGCTCCGGTATCCGCTTGTCGGCGTATTCTTGATTTTCAACAGAAGTTCCGAGCCAAACGTTCGCTCGGCGATGCGACTCGGCAAAACTCATCCCCTCTTGGTATATGCCGCTCGGGTGAATAGGCCACATGCACTTTCCAAGAACATTTTCCGGTCTTTTCGTCAGCAGCAGCCAATCGAGGTTCGGCGTTGCATCGATCAGAGCGAACAACCTCTGACGAACAACATCCATTGTCAGCTCGTAGCAATTGCTCACGGGACCATTCGTAAACCACCAGCCTCCATTGCAATCAATCACGCCTCGCTCGCCCTTGCTGTTCAAGATCGGCCCTTGCCAGTCCTCGAACACATCGGCTAGGCTTGCGCAGAAGACTCTTGGCCTGCGAAGCGGATCGACTCCATGCTCACGTAACCATGCGTTGTTTTCGTCCTTGGTGCGATTGTCCCATTGGTGACCTTCACACTTGGGAAGCTCCTTGCCGTAGACTGCAACAGCCTCACCGTAGGTCATTGATTGACCTCGACGCTTTGCCAGCATGTTCCACCTTACCGGCTTAGCCCAGTTCTCAATCCCTGTCAGGACTCGCGTTCCGTTTGGCCCCCATTGAACCTGCCCAAGCCGATGATCGAAATCTCGTTCGGCATAGCAATTCTTGCACGCTGGACTGACTTTCGTGCAACCGATCCAGGGGTTGAAGGTGTGATGAGCCCACTCTATTTTTGTGTTTTCTGCCATGGTTAAGCCTTGCCTATCGACCTTTCGATTTCTTTCGTTTCCTCAGTAATAGAGGTGAATTCACAATGATGACGTTGAATCGCGTAACCGTGCGAAGGCGAAGCGAGAACCCACTGCCGAACATCTAGCGTGCATTGCTCTAGGACCGTGCAAGAAACTAGCTCGCCCGATACTGTCGCGGTCATTACCTGCATTCCTATTTTCACACAGTTGTTTCGCATGATTGAATCTTTCCCTAGAACCACTGTTGATCTTTCCCGAGCCCACTTCCGTTGCAGTTCGGACACGTTCCCGGCCCGTCTTCATCCCAGCCGTATCTACCTGACTCCCCGGCTACCGAGTCGACAAAACCATCCCCTCCGCAGTTCATGCAAGTAGGTTCGGGACCGTCGTCATCGCCGAAGTCCCTCAGGTCAGAGCCGATATCAGGTTGTTGATCGATAGGTTGGCTCATGATCCCTCTTTGTTTTCCTGCACGCAGACCAACACTGACCTGCACCAATTTAGTGAGCATTCGTTTTTTAGCGTGAACGCAATCAGTTCTTCAAGGAAGGTCGACTGCATTTCAGCCTTCATAAACGCCGCCCCGGTGTGGTTCGGCAAAAGGACCGTACAGATTTTCACCTGCAAATCGACTTGGCTACGTTCCGGCGCTTGTGGCTCCGTAGAGCCCTGCAACGCCGTGCGGTAAATCGCACCGATACGATCCTCTCCGCTGTTTCAAGTGCAAACTGCCCGAAAGCCTTTTTTTACTTCGCACTCAAGGCTACCTCGCGGATCTCCTTGCGGTATTTTCAACAAAAGGATCGGGCAGGGATTTGAACCCTACTTGGTCTCGTGCCCTTACCAAATATCCCTGCGTTGCACGAGCAAAACATTGCAGTGGACCCGATCCTCACACCCCCGACAGCCGATCCTCTCCCCCCGACTGCCGAGCATGAATCACTCGTAAATCACTGTTGCGTACCATCCGTTTCGGCCACGCGCTACGCCGATTTCTCGGACTGGCCTGCGGCCCCAGTAGCAGCACGCTCGAATCGCAGCGTCCGGGGAGCTTGTCGAGAACCCGACTCCCTCAGCACAGCCGCCATTGAAACCGCCGCCAACGTGATACAGACGACCGCTTGCAGCCTGCCGCTCAGCCTTGTACTGCGCCAGTCCGTTGCAAGCAACGATCGAACGCACAGGCTGAACCTCGCAGACCACGTGCTCGACAATTCGCACCGGAATCTCAATCGCAGCTTGAGCGACCGCTACTACCGGCCTGTCCGAGGGACTGCGGAAGCACTGCCCCGTAGTACACTCCTGAGCCAACACAGGGACCGTCGCCGCGAGCATCCAGCACGCTAAAAAAAATCGCTTCATACTGTTCTCCTAGATGAAGGAACTAAACACAAACCAGTCATAACCAACTAACGCCACCGATCGCTCGGCTAAAAACTATTTTGCCAAAAATCGATCGAATGCAATCCCGACCGTCGTAATCGCCGTCTGCTTGAGCAACGTGTGGAAGATCGCATCGAACTCGCCGGGAAGGTCGATCTTCAAAATGTAGTCGTCATACGCCTTGCCAACGATTTGCAACAGAGTTGCCTTGTCCATGCCCTTCAATTGCTCGGCAGTGAACTCCCTGGCAACTCGAAAAACAATGTCAATAAATTTCGATCCCGCTGCCATCGGTCGCGTCTTCGTCGTGCTCGCAATGTCTTCAACCGACGCTGAAATCTCTTTGCGAAGCTTGCGCTCGAAGCTTCCGCTGATCTTCTTGTCCATAACCAAATCTCCCTAAAACCTAAATGGTTCCGGCCAACCGTGACGATGCCAGTTGCCGCTCTTGGTCCGTTCAACGATCTCTTCGATCGCATCCTGGAGCTGCAGCGCAGCAGCCGCCAACGTCTGGTGGCTCGGATGAAAAACCTCACAACGGAACGGTACCGTTGTCTCAACTCCGATGAAGTATACATCCGGAAGCGAGCCACCGCGAATCGACTGCACCAGCAGTTGATAGTTCACTCCCTGGATATCCCACTTGTGGTCCCTCGGCCTGTACTGCACGGTTCGATCGTCCAGGTCAGACAGGGTTTTCAGGTCCACAATCGCTTCGTGGAGCTTGTCGATCCGTCCTCGCATCGGTTGAACTGTCCCATCGCTGAGCGGTGCATCAGCCGTGATCGTGATTTCGTTGACCGATTCTCTTTCAAGCAACTCCCTTGCCAGCGGGTTGTTTTCCAGAGCTTCGCGGATCCATTTCAGCTTGTCAGTCTGTTCCTCTTTAAGCAGGATTTTGCCTTCGTTCTCTCGCTTAAACGCATCCCAGGCAGAGCCCCTTCGAGCTCCATTCGACGATAGGGCCTCCCGTGGAATCTGGATCCAAGACTGTTCCCAAATCGCCAGCAAGTGATCCTCGTGGACCACGGTACCGAAGTCCATCGCTTGGCTGGTTTTCGTCGGCCGCTTCTGAATGTGCGTCCAGTAGAATTCTTCCGGCGAGGACAGAAACGTCTTGACCATCGAAGCTGAAATCTCGCCCCGGCGATGGTACGCCTCGGCAGATTCACCTATCAGACTTTGACCGTTTGAAAATCCCATCGTTACAAACCCCTATTTGATTTTAGCCACTTGATTTCAGCGTCGATCACACCTTGACCGTTTGAAAAACCCATCGTTACAAATCCCTATTTTTGAGTTTCATACATTAGGTTCCAAACGTCTAGCAACGAATCGTGATAATCATTTTTTCCATCGAAGTCGATCAAAGACGATTTGAACTTCGGGTAGTTCATTTCGTTTGCCAGTTCAGAAACTAACCTGACCCAAACCGCTTTTGGTACGATTGCAATGTATTTGTAATCACGCTGACCAACCGTATCTTCGTTGATTTCAAAACCACTCAGCAAGCTAGGAAACGCATTGAACAAATTTTGCATGTGCGAACGCACACGAGCACGAATAACGATCAGACTTGGGTCAGGAGGTGACGAGCGATTTGGACCCCCAAGCCTTGCGTTGACGGCACTGATAAAACCATATTTTGTAAACAACCACATAGGCAACCTAAACACTTTCAAAAAACGATACAACTCAATAGAACCACAACATCCACCCTACAAATTTTTGTTCCTCCTTAACCACTTGATTTCAGCGTCGATCGCATCTTGACGCTTCGAGAAACCACTGAGGACTGGACCACCGACCGGCGACATATCAGCCGACCAGCCGTCACCTTCTGGCTCAACGTGCGATGCTCGCCGGATGGAAACGTTTCCAAGATCTTTGAGCAGTTCGACCGCATCATCTGCGTAAATTGCTTCGACCGAAGCACCAACCAAAAGTGTGATTTCCATTGCAATCCTCCACCCTTCTAACGCCACCAAACCGATCAAGTAAAGCGCCATGGGTCAAAAAAGTTACCACTGATATTCTTGATATCCTCGAACAGACGGTCTGGGTGCCGATGGTCAAAATCGATCAAGCTTGTTTCTTGCGCCTCTTGTATCCTTCGCTCGAAATTGCTCTCGGAGATTGGGGCGTAGCCAAATGTCCATCCTCGAAACTTGTGCTCGAAAATTGGGTGCAAGGCTCTTAGGTTTTCGAAGGCTTTGTCTTCTTCGATTCCTACCACAAAACAAATCTTGGAAACGTCTGGCTTTTTTCTCCGAAAATGGATTTTGTAGAACTTCATCCTTGGACGGTCTTGCAACGCGCTCATCTCTACACCTTTATCAAATCGAGTAGATCTAGGGCCTCTTCCATCGTGATCTGACGGTATTCCGCAGACCACTCAATCCTGCTCCCGAGCGACAAGGCACAGATAACCTTCCCGCAGACGATTCGTCCAATCTGCCTGCTTGCATGAGGCGCATCCGGAACGAATGTTGTGTCAAGAATCCCGTCCATCGGGAATTCAAGAATCTCAATCAGCCACTTCCCGACCCCTTCGCTTGCATCGTCCCTGGTGCATCGAACCAGCCGAGTCAGCTCGGAACGCATTGGGAACTCTCTCGATGCTTTGATCTCGTAGTAGAGCGTCGGCCTCATCGCTTCGCCTGCTGGCCCTGAGCCTGCTGAAAGTATTCCGGCTTGCGATCGTTTGCCGAGACCGTACCGAGTGCTTTTTCGATTGCCTCAGTCACAGCCTCGCAGCCCTTGCCAGTGCAGCCGTTGACCTCGACGGTCGCCTTGCCAGTCTTGTCGATGATGATTTCAACAGATTCCATGATTACCTCGAAAGAGTAAGTTTGACCCGACCGTCCGCTTGCACTTGCTCGCGGACTGAGAACCCCTGCTTTTTGGCTTGTTTTCGAGCGACCTCGACCGCATAGGCTTGCTGGAGCTTGCCAAGCCCCCTAAGATCGTCCTCGAACGCCACAGCGTTCTGCATCCCGTATCCGCTCATGTACGGGTCGAACTCGATTCGCAAGCCGGTCTCGGTCTTGTGGACCCCGATCTGGTACGCTTTTGGGTTTGGATGAACGATCGCAGAGTCGCATGGACTGACCTTGCCTCCGTACCACTTGAACGTTTTTTGGTCCTGCCGAAGCTCGACCCCGCACTTTACACAGGCTTTCGCTAGTGCGTCCATGTCCCGAAATTCGACCTCGACCGTAGCTATGTGACTCATGATTTCCCTCAAAACTAGGTTCAAATCTTGGAAACGTTTCCAAACTTCTAACGCCACCAACGGAAAAAAGTAAAGCGCCGTTTATTCGAATTCGATTACTCGCTCAGCAGCCGTGACCACGTGGGCATCGATCGAGGTCTTGAGCCGTGCGAACGCTTCTCGCATTGCCGTTTGCTGGCCCGAGTCGGCTTTCATGGCCTTGGTATCTAGCCCGACCGCAAGCTGCTCGGCTTGTCGTACCAGCGCATCGAGCTCGGCATTGTCTCCGATCGAAAGAGCCCGAAACCGATCCGCGAACTCAACGATGTTATCGACCGCTCGCTGTTGCAAAACGCGCTTCTTTCCGTCCTCAGATTCGCCCCCCTCCAAGCGTTCGGCCACACCTGCAATCATAGCCGCAAACTCTTGACGCAACGCAGCCTCGGCAGCATGAGCCGCCTCGTCGAACTTGATGGCGAACTTTGCCATTTCTTTGTCCCACAGTTCCTTAGAAAGCTGTTCGAGCTTGCCGTCTGGCTGGACCGATGGGTACGAAATGTTGATCCAGATCGTTTGCCGAACATCGAAGTTGTAATCCGAATCGACATACAGATCGGCCAGTCGAGTCTTGGCATCAGCCTTGACCGCTTCCCAGTTTGCCCACAACTCATCCTTCGCTGCTTGCAGGTGAGCTTGGAAGCTCGCAATCTGCTCGTTCATCCAGACGATCTTGTCGGCTTTGATCAGTCTGGTTCCCTCTTCGTACTTGACCGTGTAGCCCTGCCACAGAGCGCGGGCCGATCGAATGATTGCGTACACCGCTTTGACCTGCGGTATCTTCTTGTTAAGAATTTGCCGTGTCCCCGAAACCGACTTGACCTCGGACTCGAAGAACTCAGCCATCCGAGCCCGTTGGCCGTCGGTGAATTTCTTTCCCGACGAAAAGCTTGTGACTTCGAGCTTGCAGCCGCTCATCTGTTCGGCCAGTTGTGTACCTAGACTCATTTTGAAACTCCGTGAAAAAAAAGAACGATCACAATATATCAACGCCACCAACCGAGCGGAAAAAACTACTCGATCGTTCTTTTCGCGATTTCTTTTTGCCGAGTGTATGGACCAGGAACACTTGCCGACAGGAACCGGCCCTCGGCCCCAGCTCGTAGCTTGGCGATTGCTTCTGGTGCTTGCTTGGCGACCGGCACAATGTAGGCCGCTGCTTGGTCCAGCGTGATCCCGAGCGAGTCGGCAATCTCGCAGCAGGACTCGATCTCGGCCCCGGTCCATTCGCAGTCGAGCAGCCGGTGAATCTGAGCTTGATCCGTGTGGCCGAACTTCGCAGCGTACAGGGACCAGATCGCCGCGCGTTCGATCCGATCCGGCAGGTCGAAGAACCAAGTTCCCAATTTGAACCGTCGCTTGAGTTCCGGTGGTAGGTCCGTCAGCGAATTGCAGGTCGCAATCCACAGGGTCTCTCCCCCGCTGATCGCATCGATCACCTTCAGCGCTTCGCGGATTTGTGCCTCAGACTGTCCGACCAGCGAACCCTTCGTACCCCCGAGGTCAAGTTGGATCGTTGGGATTCCACCCTCGGACCCCGCCGCCTTCGCTACGGCCGACTTCGCAGCCCCAGGGGGACCGACCAGGATAGTACCGGTCGCCCTTTTGTCTTGCATCCAAGACAACAGTTGACCAAGTTGGTCTTGGGATACCCCGCTGGTGTCCGAGCCGGATGCCCCGAGGCACTTTTCAATCTCGTCGATGAAGACGATCGCCTTAGGCTTCGCTTTGCCGGCCAGCACCCGACGCATGAAGGTTTTGTACGCATCGCAGCCGCCGATTTTATCGAAGCCCCCCGACTGGGTGACAACGCGAAGCCCCGGTGTCTGATCGATCTTCTTTCGTTTCGATTCCCACAGTTGATCCACTTCCAAGCCTTCGGTCTTGCTCATTGCAAGGCTTGCCAGATTCTCGGCACAGAACGCTGTGACCCCGATAGCTGCATTCGCACCGCTCTCGATCGTCTCTTGGCTTGCGTCGGCTTGTCCCCACTCGCAGACCGTAGAGATGATTCCACGCAGTTGCTCTTGGTTCGGCAGCGGATCGTCGAACTGGACCACATCGTGGATCAGCTCCGGTGGCAAGGTTGCAACACCTAGCAGAACCAAAGTCTTTTTGCTGGCTTTGAAATCATCCCTGAGATTCCATACCGCTTGGATCGCCCGAGGGTCGTCGAGGAACTTGTGCGCGTTGCAGACGATCACCGCTTGACGGTTGGCAAGCTCGCCGAGGTCAGCCAAGAAATTGATCAGCGAATTGCTGTAGTCCTGCTGGGGAAGTCCGGCCAGTGCTTCGGTCGCTTTGATATCGTCCTTCGTGGTTCTGGCCCCACGGACCACATCCCACACAATCACCCCGACCGGATCCTGGAAATCAGCGAACTGCTCTCGGATCGTTTTGATCGTTGCCGCTGGGTCGCCCGTCGTCACAGAAACCAATGGAACGCCAGCTCGAAATGCTCTTGAAACCTGCATAGTCTCACCTGTTTGAATGAAGAATCTTGGAAACGTTTCCAAACTATCAACGCCACCAACGCAAAAAAGGAAACGTCATTTTTTTAGATTTTCGGGCAATCTCGGATCGGTTGGATCCTTCTTGCGGATAAACGCCTCGCGCTCGACTCGGACACCTTCCGGGCCTTCGACCAGCAGCTTGACCTTTCGATCGCCGAGACCCTCGACCGTGATCTTGGTTGACCCGCCGACCCAAAACACATCGTATCGTTTTGCGTTAATACTCAATGCCATGATGCACCGTCTGTTGTGAAATTACCTCTGACCCGACACTACAGTAGCGTCGAGTTCCATTCCGCGAACTCTCGTTGGGCTTTTGTCAAGAACTCACCGCCGACGGTTCCGATGCAACGATCATCGGCGTCAGGTTGCCTTGCGTGCCAGACGCTTGCAAAGACTCCGTACAGTTGCTCGCCGCGAGCAGTCACCATCCCTTCGACGATCAGAACGTCATCTTGCAGCCCACCGGGGAAAAGCAAGTTCGTGAACACAAATCCTTCGTCGTCGACCCGGACCTTTTGAGCTTCATCGCCTAAGAGCAGCGATTCCCATTCGGTATCCGATACCCATCGAAACCCCTCGGGGAGCTTGTCCTGATTGATCGGCCCGTCGTACCCGCTCGGACCAGCCACGGCCAGCAACTCGGCAGACTGCGGTGCAAGATCGTAGACGTAGAGTCCATCGATCGTCTTGTGTTGTGTGTTGATTGCCATCGTCAAAATCTCCTTCGTAGAGTGAAAAGCCGGGGACTATCCCGGCAGGGGGCTTGCTATCGGTTATTTGGTCGCTTCGTTGACCGCTTTGTTTGCGGCTTCGATCCATCGATTAATCTTTGCCAGTTGCGATTTTGCGTATCGCTTTTCCTCCGGCCCACGGTCGCCCTGCAACGATTCGCAAAGACTGTGACCGTCTTCGTAGAACTCCGCTCGTCGCTCGACTGCCAGATCCAACAGCAACTCTATCGAGTAGTCCTCTGACCGCTTGTCGTCGTCAGAACACCAGTTCTGCAGAACGCAGTCCAGTTCCTCGATCGCCTGTAGCCTCTTGAGTAGTTTCGCCATCGCTCATCGTCTCCTGCTTAGAGTAATCTTCAAAGACCGGGAAATCCGGCCCCATTACATAGGGCCCAATCCCCGAAGGAACTGGGCGCGGAATCTCGAAAACTTTTCAACCGATTTTCTTGACCAGTTGTTCGCCTACTCGACTCCCTGGGATTTGCAGCTCGAACATCCCATAGGTCCGCCAGACGCCATCGACCTGGGTCGCCGGTCGCAACGTCACCGACTTGACGATCACCGGGACCAGTCTGTCCATCCGTTCGACCAGCATTGGGTATCCGTACCCTTTGACCTCGTAGACTTGTCCGATTTCGATTGTTTGGGAAAGTACCATCGTAAAAAATCTCCTGCTTAGAGAAAACTGGTTTAGCCAAAGGGTTAGCGTGCAACGTTCCAGGCTTGCTTTGTTCCATAGCCTATCTGGTTGCCTTCAACGATATAGAGCACCGATTGATCGGCTGTATTTTCGTCATCATCTTCTTGGTCATCATCTTCTTCGTCGTCATCGCTAGAATCGTTGATTTCTGAACCGGAAGCTAGACCACATACAGTGTTTTCAAAGGGCCAGTTTTGTTGGGTCATCAATCGAACTTCGGCATCCCCGCCAATTTCATCGCGGTATTCTTCGAGCCGTTCAATCAGTTCGTCTATGGTCATCGTTCATCGTCTCCGTCTTAGAGGGTCTCAAGGGTACGGTACATCCGTCCCCATAGTATCTAGGGCCCAGTTTGGCCGAAAACGGGGCGCGAAATCTCAAAAAGTTTTTCGCCCTGCGTTTTCCCAAGCTTTTCCCTGGCAATCATCTAACGCCACCGACCAGCAGAAAAAAAGCAAGATTCCTTTTTTTGGTCGTTTTTTGGTTTTTTCGGCCCTGCGCGCGCCCGCCCTTTGTCCCAGGACACCAGCCCTGGACAGGGGAAACCAGCAGAATCACAGCAGCGCCAGGGGCATGTTGACCCCCAGGGACTCGGACCCTTCGCGTCTTTTGGCGTCCTGGACCGGGTTGTCAGGTCAGACAGAGCCCGGATTTAGCTACCACGCGAAAAATCCAATCAGGGGGTGCGAGCCCCTTCCAGTCGCCGGTCGAACCGGCTCGCCTCGGCTTGCGGCCGAGACTATCCCTCTGCGGTATCGACCGCAGCCGCTAGCTCCCTGCCTGATCATTCGACGCACACACGCAGACAGCACTGCCAAGATTTTCATCCGAGTTTTGCCCCGATCTAGTTTGCCGCTTGTTTCGGTCAGATCACTTTGCTACAATTCTCGGTGTTGGATGGTCTCGCAAAAAACCACGAGAGAGCCTAGGGAAACCTGGGCTCTTTTCGTTCCAGCACCTGCCGTCGAGGGGTTCCAACCCTCGCCAAACACTATAACGCCATTGTCCGGGCTTTGGAAACCCCACAAACGGCCAAATTAGGCCATTAGACGCGAGTACTCTTTGTCGATCGGTTCGAGGCCCTGGACCCCTACCATCGCGTAGGAGTCCCTTTCTTGCAGCCACAGCTTGAGTTCTGCTTCGGTGATTCGACAGACCGAGCCCTTGAACTGCATGTCGATTTTGTTTCCAGGTCGACAGAAACCGCCTGAATAATAGTACCACCACGAATTTAGAAAATCGAAGTGCCAAGTTGAGCCATCGAAGTACTGGCCGATAATCGCCGTCGAGTGACCTCCCCCGCGCTTTACCTGCTTCGCGGATCCTTTGTCGTTGAGCTGCTTCGATGGATGCACTTGTCCGCAGACGTTGATAGGCGTCAGGTTCGTCAGTGCAGCCTTGACCTCTTCGGTGGTTTGCACCAAGGGCGCGTGAACGATCGGACGTAGCTTGGCAAGCCCCTCGGTAGCCTTCGGGACTCCCTCCCGCGAGTTTGTCCAGGCCATCGCTTGCTTCTCGTCTGCAAGCATCGTCGCGAGCCATTCCTTGTCCGTCTTTGGGTTGTCGTCGTGACCGAGTTCTCGGTACGTTACGGCCCCGAACTGCGTTCCCCATTGAGCAGCCCAAGAACCGACCGAGCCCTCCCAGGTTCCAGGGTGCTTTCCGATATCGACCCGCGACCCTGCATAGATCGGAGCGACTGCCACCCGACCCGGGAACTTGAGGCCGGCAAGCAACGAACTGATTGCCAGCGTGATCGAAAAAATCCCGGCGTGACTCTGCCCGACGCAGGTTCCCCACTCTTGAAACTGCGGATACCAACGGAAGTTCCTGCCGTAGAGGCTTTGCATACCCATCACGGCATACCGCCCCAAGAACACATCCTTCGAGGGTTCCCTGTCCATTACCCGCGGTGCAGCCGCAGCGTAGACCGGAGCGATCGACTTCGCAGCAAACTCCCTTTGATGGTTCCGATCGTGCTTTGCACCCTCAAGAGACCCGTCGAGATACTTGTCCCAAATCGGCATCATTGACCTACCTTTTCCAGCTCGTCAGCGACGGCCAATAGAAATGCTTGGTGACTCTTTACCGTTGCGTCGATTTTTTTATCGTCGCGAAGCTTGCGAATCTCTTTGAGGATCTCGGCATTGAACAAGCCCCAGTTCAGCCAGCCCACACGCCCGAGGTTTGCTTCGACCTCTTCCTGGAGCTTCTCATCAATTTTTGAAACATCACTAATTTCTGCCGATGCGGTTGCCCTCAGTGCATCCACGTATTTCGGCATGTCAGCCTTGGGGTCGTCGCTGGCCACGGTCTCGAACCAGTTGGAAACGTTTCCAAGATCGTAGAACACAACCGGAGTGATTCGAACGTCCTTGAGCAGTGGCAGAACGTAGGGCGCGACCGTGATCAGAGCAAGCAGCCCGAGCCCGATTGCGTACCAATCGATCCCGGCCCAATCGATTTTGAATCCCTGGACGGTCGGCTTGCGAACGCGCTTCCGTTTCCGCTTCGGAGGTTCAGGGTCCGGCTTTGTGTCCGGTTTCAATACTGGCTTAGGTTTAGGCTTTGGCCGCTTGGGCTTTGGATCCGGCTTGGGGTCTGGTTGCAGTTCCTCAGTCATCGTCGCCGATCTCCCTGTTCTTTATCTTGCCGTAGATCCATGCAATCAGTTGTTTGATTGCCCAGGAAACCAAAAGAGAAATCAGAATCGATGCAGGATCGAATCTTGCAATCACTCTCTTCTCAAGCTCGGCTTTCGCTTCGTCTTCCGGCAGCCCCAGTTCAGCGACTGACGCCACTTCCGACATCACTACTTGTCTCGCCGACTTCGGGAAACCTAAACGCCTGCGCTTTGCTCTTCGTTTCATAGTCTAGCTCCGCAAACCAAATAGCAGCCACCAAAAATAAAGCGACCGCACCACCGACAACCGGATAGAACAACCCGGCGCACGCGACCGCACCCGATACCCATCCTAGCACAGTCCGGAGGCTGTGTCGAAACTTCGTGCAGTTTTCATGACATGAACAAACCATCGTCACCGCATGGTAGCAAAGCACAACGACCGCCAACCGTCCGAGGATCTGTAGAATGGAAAACGTTACTTCATTCATTTTCAGCCGAAAACCTTGCCGCGCGTTTGTTCACAAACTTGATTCCTTGCCAGCCAACGAGGCCGACGAAAAAGGCTGAAACCATCTCGGCATCGGCGCGATCAATACGCTTGACGATTTCTTCTGACAAAAGGAATGCTTCAGCAAGCGATATCGCAAGCGGAGCGCAGAACACCGCGACGAGCCACCCACAAAAGAGTCGCTTCGATACGCTTTCTGTTGGTTCGTGCTTTGAGGTCAAAACACTCACCAGCGAGCCAGCAGCTCCAGCCTGCAATCGCATTGCAAATTCGGCACTCAAAAACAACAGATCCATTCAGTGATTCTCCTTTGCAGAAAATCTTACAGCTCGAATGCTCACCCCCAAATATCTAGCATCCGACTCGCGTTCTCTCGCTTCTGATTCGATGTTGCAAAATGAACGATCCAGGCATCAGCAGCATGTTTCCAAAAGTCTCGGAAGTAGAACTGCCAGTTCCATCGAGAGTCCAGGTTTTCATAGCCGATTCGAAACGCAGACTGCTCGACGAATAGCTGCTCGGCAGTGTGACTTGTTGCAATCTCCGACCCAGGACGGTCCCACACGCCAGCAGCATCGCGGCGCGAATAAACCACGCCTGAGTTCAGACAAGTATCCCGACGCTCGAACTTGAGCCCGAGCGATGCCTCTACCGACGATCGTTCAGCGTTAATCCACTCGACTTGGCTCAGCATCGGATAATCATCGTGCAACGCCAGCGATTCAGGCCGACCAAAGATTGAAGGCGCAGCAGGGTTTACCACACAGTCCGCATCGATAAAAACCGTCTCTTCGTACTGCTCGACGAAGTGCCTTGCTCGAAACTTTTCCAGACCCCACCATAGCTCAGTTTGATTCGTCAGCTCAATAAAATCAGCGTTGCATTTTTCTGCATAGGCTTTTAGACTTGGCCGTGTCACTTCAAGCAGTTCACGGAACTTGCTCCCGGTCGCCACGGTCACGATGCAGCGAGTTCGGCCTGTTGCCGGCCTCTGGTGACGCCACAGCGTTCGAGCTAGATCGTAGGAAATCTCAGGATGATTGACCTTCGGTTTGCGACTCACAGCGTTGTGCCAGTCGATTCCTCGAAGGAATTGCCGGTCAGCGTCACCGTAGACCTCTGGAAACGTTTCCAAGATTTCATCGAACAGGGCATCGCATCCGCAGCCGACTTGAGGAACCCGAGCCTTCCATGCTGCGAACCACTGAGGCTTGTAAAGCTCCTGCAAGTGTAGCTCGGACCACAACGGCAAAGGACGCTGCATCGATCTTACGTGAGTACCACCGATTGTAACTATTGCCACCAAAACCTCCAAAGCTTCCCTGCTGGCGTTTGAAGAATCCATCCATCGCGCTCGCAAATATAATCGTCCGAGCAAATCAAACCGGACAGGTCAACACATTCATCTCCTTTGATCTCGAACGATGTTTTCGTTTCGCATGAGCAACGAAAATTGTCGTCATTCCAGTCCTCCGGCTTTCCGAGAGGTGAAGTCAACCGCAGGAATGGACTTGGCCAATCTTTGCAGCAATCGATCGCGCTGTCTGAATCGTTAAGCTCAAAATAAATTCTATCAGGGTCCGACGGATCGTTTTTTAAGCTCTTGAACACTTTAGAGCGAGTCACACAGACTGTACCCTGAGCCACAGTGGTTATCGTGCCGGTCGGCGTATCGTAAAAGTCCGGAAGGTCACTACAGGGAGCGTTCGGTTGACCTGTAAAAAAGTATGATTGCGTTTCGATCTTGTAGCAAATATCTATCGTAGCTACCACCAAGTATCCGCAATCACCGACAGATAGATCTTCTTCTGCTGATACCTCTGATTCGCACGCTTCGTTCGGAACCTTGCATCGAGTGATTTTTATTTTCGGCAACGAAGTGTCATAGGTAATGCGAGCCCAGGTTTGCGACCTGATGCATTTGAAGGGGTTGCCTAGCGAGGAAAAATCTCTACATCTGTATTGAAGTCGTTCAATTTCTTTCCATCCTGTTGTTTCAAACTCACCAGACCCACCATCAAAGCAAACATACCCGTACTGATAGTACGGATTAAAAAACGTCCCATAGCTTATAAAACATGAAACGTCTTCGTCTCGTCTGAACTCCGTTGCTGCTTGGTACGCATAATAGTTGTCGGCCAGCAGCGAGAAAAAAGCAGACGTAGCTTCATCGGCCTTTTGCTTGGTGAGCTCCCAGTTCATGAACTGACGCGTCGTGTCGGTACAGTTGTAGTTGAAGCCTTCGACCGGCAGTATCGAGTGAAACCGGCAGTAGTAGTCCGGAAGCTCGACAAGCTCCCCGGGACCACAGCAGCAGCACAAAGCACAGTCATTATTGCAGCCCATTAGCATAGCCCTTGGCAGTAGTATCTTTTCCCGACTCGCCAGATTTTTATCCAGCCATTTTCCAAAACAGCCTCCGTTGCAATGTTGTAGGCTTGGATCCCAACGAAGTTGTCACCAGTACGCACAGACAACACGCCAGCAGAATTCTCAAGGTAGATAGTGATACCGCTTTTGTACATTTGAGTGCCGACGCGCCCTAGTATGCCCGAAGTGCTTTTGCCTATGTAAAAATCTGTTTGACCATGATACGCCTCGACGAAGTACACCCCATGCCCGGACTGAATATGAGGGTCCGTCAAGTCTTTCGCCAAGATCTTAAAGCAGCTTCCACCTTCGGCCAGAGCGAACGAATCAGCCTTAAGGCCAACAGCAAGACCGCTTGGATGGTCCGAGGATGGTTGCTCGATCAAAGCTTGCACCGGCAGGGTTCGTGTTCCAACGCCGTCGAGGTTGTTCAGTACAGGCTGGATGCCGTTGAACAGAACGCTTGCTGGTTCTTGGTCGATCTCGTCGCTTGCCGTTGGCCTGCGAATCGAGAATACAATTTCACCCTCTTGGACCGTCGCGCCCGTGATGACTACCACCCCGTAGGGGGGTATCTCATACCCGGTCTGGTTCTTGAATGCGTAGGGTACTTGTAGATCGAGGAACACTAGACAAGCCCCTTTTTGGTCAAGAACTTTTGAATTTGTGAAGCTTGCTTTTTTTGATTCCTAGCGACTGCTCTTGATGTTGCTCTCGATCGTTGAGCCCCACTGAGTTCATCGTACATCGGGAAAATCGACGGGTTTTCCTTCTGCCATTGCACGCTTGTTGTGCATTGCCCTGCTGAGTTCCTGGAGAACGAAACCGTTGGAATATTCCCGTCCGGGGAAATGTCAAACGCGAATCCTTTCATCGGGACCGTAGCCGACTCGGATACCGTCTTCGATGCGACGTAGTTGGCAAGGTAAGGCTGAATTCTGGTTTGGATTTCTGGTATCGTCACCCCATAGAATCGATCGAACAATAACCGATCGTCGATCCTAATTTTTTCTACCATGCCAGGAACCGAAAGAGGACTGTTGAGCCGAAACGGAATCACTGCCCTCAGGAATTCAAAGTCAGCACGCCTCCGAAGTCGATGGCTTGCCCTTAAGAGCAATTTTGCAGGCTGATAGGTTGCCTGTTGCACTGCCCCAGTTTGATTGCGATTGATGAACACCAACGCATTCGAAAGCTTGACCAATCGTTCCTGAGCATCAAATTCAAACGATCCGTTGTAGACGCTCTTTGGAAAGTTGGTACGCAAGGTCGGCTCATCGAATGCAGCAAACTCTTGACCCGTCATTTGGTAGTTTGCTGGAATAGCAACGTTGTTATTTGTCTGATGGATCGTCCTATCTGCAAAGTACCCCATCACCATATAGTTTCGAGAGTCCTCATCAAAACTGCATCGCTGATAGTCTGCGTCAATTCCGGCATTTTTCCATGCAGTCGGTTTTTGAGGTTGCCTGAAAGATTGCGAGAGCGGATGGTCGACATACAACGCATCATCCAGGACAAAATCTTCCGGATTAAAATCCAGACCTAGCCCTTGAGTATTGGCATTTTGAAAAGGGTTCAGCAAGGAAACCCGCTTAGACGAATCGATTCGGTACAGCTTGAAAATAGTGCGCCTGCAAAGTTCCCGGATTTTTTTGTCCTGAATGCGATTGAACAGCGGAGGGTCAGAGTAGGTCCAATCGACTTTGTTCGTAGTTGGGTTTAGCGGCCCGTAGTTTAACTCATTGATCGGGACCAGCGAAGTGCTTGGATTCTCTGCCGCCGTGTCCCATTTGTACCCAACGGCTTTGAGCACAAAATCATTTGTGAACGTCGTGTCGGCGAACTCAAAAACAACCGACTCAGGCACGACAGGGGGAGTCACCGAAACCGTGTAGTCCATAACCCGAATATCGTTCGGGATGTTGGCCCCATACCCTGGCACAAAAATGCGAACTCGATTGTCCCATCCGAGATAAAGCCGAGCGTTGTAGAAGCTCAAGACCTCATCGAGACATTCAGCCACAGTCCGGCCGTCAAAGTGCTGAGGCTCGGAATATGGATTCCATTTGTCGACGTTACCGTAGCTATCGAAAGACAACTGACCAAACGCATTCGGCGGTGACAACTGCGCGTTTTGCTCACCGACTATCCCAAGCAGCAGGTTAATCACTTCGACGGCAGAAACTCGGTTTGCACTGGATTTGAACAGTCGAATGCTTTCGATGTTCACGTTCCCGAACGCATACGCATACTGCCATCGCCAGCGTCGATCCTCGAATTGCACTTCACGGTACCGGCCCGAAGTACCGCCCTGGACTTCTGCTCGAACCACTCGGCATCCAGGAATCGTGATCGATTGATTCCCGTACGCGACTCGAATATCCCCGTACTGAGGTATCACCGAATTTAGAGTGAATTGAGCCGTGATCGTATCAGGCAACGTTGATCCGGACCGATGGACCTGGAACTCCCCCTCGGCGAACACCCCGGCGAACTGGAAAGTACCCTGAGGCGCGTTAGCCATTGATGGTCACTCCGACCCCTAGATCGATCGTCACATCGGATATTCTGCAAGCTTGGAGAACCACGCCAGCGGTAAACGTGATGTTGTCCAATGGGTCATGCAACGCACCCCCAGCGAAAAGATCGCAAGCGGCCACGGTCTTCGAAGTCCCCACGCGCCCGAAGTCGATCGTACCGGCCTGCTCAACGTGAAGCTTTGTTGTGATGCCTCCGGAAGAATCCCAATTGATCCTAGCTTGGCTCGATACTTTGACCGTCCCGACCGCAGCCGCCCTTGCCACCGTCACTTGAGCACGCTCCCGAGCGATGAGCGTTGTTGCCGATCCTTCGAGCAACAGAGTCCCACCGTAGACCTCGATCGTTGTGCAGGTGATTTCCGGCATGATGCTTACTTGTGGCGCAGCGGCCACGGTATCCCGTTGGATCACATCGAGAGCCGCCACCGTTCCGGTCGTCGAAGAATTCACCAGCACCCCACCGGCATAGACTCGCACCGTTGAACCGGCCCCAGGATTGCGAAGCTCGAACGGGAACGCAGCACCGAAGTTTGACCCCGCGCCCGATACGGTATAGGTCACGTTAGAGCCCTGCACATCGAGCCTGATGCGTCCAGAAAACGCACCCACACCATACCCAAGATCGACCACGATCGCTGAGCCAGTGCCGAGCGTCAGCATTGTGGTTCGGTATTCTGGATACCCGACTGCATTCGTGTCCGGGAGTCCGATCGTTCCGGTGAAGCTCGATTCGATTTTCAGGCTTGCGTAGTTGTTCGTATCGGTCAGTCCGTACAGGATCGAGACCGAGGAATCTCGAACCACGATATCGTCAGCCGCCGCGGGGAGAGTACCACCGAGCCAATTGCCGGCCACGTTCCAAAAGTTCGGACCGCTTGCCACAGCAGGTTGAGTTACCGTTGCCGTTCCGGTTGTTGCTGCCGCGGTAACCGTCGATGGTACGCCTGGGTTGATTCCAGTCAGTTGCAAGCCCGACAGCGTTGGATCCTCCCGTCGAGCCGCAAGCATTTCCCGATGTTCCGGTTCTGCCGAACTGTTCCAAGCATTGACCAGAGCGTCGATCAAATCCCCGAGCGAGGTTGATGCAGCAACAGCACTGACGGTCTTGCCATTGATCGTCACCGAATACGTGTTCGTCGAAACGATCGAAGAAAAAACAACCTTCGTTATTTGTGTGACCGAAGCAGCCCGACCGACCCAGTATTTTGTTGCCATGATTTAGCCTCGATTGTTTCGATGGGGAATCCCGTAAAGTTTGACCGGCCACTCGTAGTTGTACTCCCAGCTTACAGGAAAACCGGTATTGATCGTACCCTGGTTAATCGGGTTCTGGAGAACGCATCTTGGGGCGCCGAGTAATGCGAACGGCCAAATAGGGGGTGGAATGACAGGGTACGCCAGCAGTCCAGTAGCCGACCCGCTTTGCACGTACCTGTAGGTTTTTTGCTGAAAAGCAACCTGTCGCTCTGCAAGGTTGACTGCCCCTCCGACATAAACGTAAGTTGTCCCGCCCGGATCCTCTGTAAGCTCTTCTGAGAATGAAATCAGGTCAGTACCACCAGTCCCGACATACTGGACGCCTTCTATCGAAACCCGATACGCCAGTCCGGTTGCATAGACCTCAGCCTCGGAAGTCGGAAACGAATAGTCAATCAAGTACGGACCCTGCAGCAATTGCCCTGGATCGAGCAAGTAGGGAGTAGCAGACCGATCATCCCCGAGCAAAGCACACCTTGGATTTGTCGACTTAAAAGCAGCTTCAAGCTCTCTGATTTGTGTCGAAGTGATCGCTTGCGTAGCGACCGGATAATTCACGACGCGCCCGGTGATTTCCCAACGAATACGCATCGCTTCGACCCGTCTGGTCAGATCATAAATCGGAGTGTAGCTTGGGACCACTACCGCTTCATTGTTTGGCCGTGTGACTGGCCCGACTTGTAAAATCATTAGATCCTCGTGAATCGATTTCGCATCCCGTCCTCAAGCTCTTTGACCTTCGCGCTGGTCATGCCGATCTGTTCGGCCATTGTCTTGAGGATGATACCGTACTGAGCATCGATTTGCTTATTGATTTCAGCGGCCACCTTTTTAGCGTCGACTTCCAAGGTAGCCACAACCTGGGCTTGCGCCTTGACCTTGACCTCGATTTGTTGCCGTTCAGCTTCCAGTCCCTGAATGCGTTTCAAGTCCTCGGCCTGGAACGCTCCAAACCCAGCAGCCTGAGCCCGTCGTCTTGCTTCGGATGCAATCTGCTCATCCATCGCGCCCGAGAATCCGCGAAGCTTCCGGAGGTCTTCGACCCCGACACCCTGAGCCCCAGCCGCAAATTGCCTTTGGGATGCAAGCAACTGTTGCTGTTCTTCTGCGCTCAGTAAACCGAATCGTTCTTGGGCAGACAAAGCCGCATCCTGGGCAGATTTTAATTGTTGCTCTTTGGTTTGCAGTTCCTGCTTTGCAGCCGCAAGAGTCTCCTGGGCAGACCTCATCCGCTCGGCCGAGATTTCACGCTCGACCGAAAGCCGTTGCATTGAGAACTGAATCATCTGCTTGGCGCGTTGTTCTGCCGAAAGCGAACTATCCTTTTCGATCGAGGAAATCTCTTCAACGATCCTGGCCCGACGTTCCTCAGCAGCCATGGCGCCGAGCCGATGTTGCATCGTTTCCCGCTCGGTTGCCGCCCGTTGCATTTCAATCGCCGATCGCTCCGAGACGATCTTGTTCAAGTCTTCTTCGTCACGTCGTTGCTGCTCTGCTCGGGTTGCCTGGATTTGAGCCAACCGATCGATGTTTTTCTTTTCATCCTCGGCTTGCTTTTCGCTTGTCGTTTTGCCTTTAAGCCCGAACAAGTTAAACGGGTCGAGCAACCCCCGAGCCACAGTTGAGCCAGCCTCGATAGCCGATCCGGTCCCCATCGCCCGAGCGAACGGATTCATGCTGTTTGTACCGATCGACTGAGTGATCGAACCCTCAGCAGCCCCACCGCCAGCACCAAACTTCAACGCATTGCGGAACGTATCCACAGCCGAAACCGTAGCGAACAACGCACCAGACGCAGCAGCCAACGCACCGGCAAAGATAGTCAGGCCAGCACCCCCGGCAGCAATACCGACCGTCTCAGCAGCCATGCCGAGCCTTGCTCCGATACCAGCAGCGCCAGTTGCCATCCGGCCCATCGTCGAGCCACCAGCACCAGCAGCCGCAGCCGCTCCCGACGCAGCCGAAGCACTCTGAGCCGCAGTCAATGCAACGTGAGCATCAGCCGTCAGCAGCACTACCTTTCGGTATGCGTCATACCCTTCGCTTGCTTGCCTCACCAGCCGGATTGCCCCGGTGAATACCTGAGTCGTCCCCTGGATGGTCAACAAAGCATCGGTCAGCTTTTGCAGGTCTTTTTCCCCGACCAAGCCGAGATACTTGAACCCGTTGGCAAACCGCATCAGGGCCTCGGATCCTTCCGAGAATGCCGAGACCACTCGACCGACCGAAGCACCGATTTGTTCGTTTCTCCTTCCAGCCTCAGCCGCCATTCGTTCTTGCTCGACTGCGACCCTTCGGATTTCCCCGATTTGCTCTGCGACCTGTCGTTTCCTTTCGTCCCCGGTCGTCTTCAAAAAACGCTCATCCGCTTTTTGTCGGTTCTGAGTGGCGTCGACAGCTTCCTTTTCGAGCCGTTGGACGTCCTCAATTTCTTCGTTTGTCAGCTCTTCGGCTTGGTTTGCAGCCTTGTTTCGAAGTGCTTCGACAGCCGCAAAGTAGGCATTCATTGCCTGCAATTCTTTGGCTAGAGCTTCATCGACCGTTCGCTTGTCGCGCTCATAGGCTGATTCGGTCCGACTGTTCTGCTCGTTGAGAAGTTCAGCCAACGACATAGCCGAAACGTCGCGATTCTGAGACTCAGCATCCGTCAGCCTTTGCAGTCGATCAGCCTGCGATTTTGTAAACGCTTCATAGGCTTCGCCGCTCTTAGCGAGGAACGCTTGGATTGCCGAATCGTCTTGTTTGACTTGGCTTGCAGAAGTGTTGACCGCATCGAAAGCACTCGTCCAAGACTTTACGATTTCCTCAGCCGATCGCTCAGCAGTCTTGACCACCTTTTCGGTCGCAGAACTGACGTTGTTTGATGCCTCAGTCAGCGATGCAAAAAAGCTATCGACGGCAGATTTCGCTTGCGCGTCGACCTGGGCCTTGAGTGTAAATATCACCCCACGTTCAGCATTCTCAGCCATGGAAAGCAGCTCCCATTCCGAGGATTAAATTCTCCATGGTGTTTTTATTCACTCGTTCCTCGATCTCTCGAAGTTGGCCGAACGTCTCAGCAAGCCACCAATCGCGTCGCTCGGCTTCGTTGAGCATTGCACCGCCGCTTGCCCTCGATGCCAAGTACAGACTGATCACAGCCTCTTGGCTCGGATTCAGGTCTGGCTTGTCATTGTAGTGGCCCTTTGCGCACCCGATCGAAGCATCGCAAGGGGTTTTGTGCGTCCGCTTCGCATAGCCTTTGCCATCCCTGGCTTTGATCGGCTGGCCGGACTCTTCATCGAACATGATTTGTCGGCAAATATCGCAGGACCGAGCCGCCAGTGAAGGGTTGACCAGCCGCAGCGAAAATGCCGTTGCTATTTTTTTTGCTCGCCCTCAGCCGATCCGGTTTCGCCAGCGTTGAGGAACTCAGCAGGAATCTCGGCCGAGGGGTCCGATTGAACGATGATGAAATAGATCTTGAGCAACAGGGGATGCGTCAGCATTTTCACGTGAGCCGCATCGCAAGGATCGCTCACCGACCATTCAGTGATCCAAGCCGCGACGAACGCCTGCATGGTTGCGACCAGCTTGTCAGGATCGCCGGTGCATGCCGAGAACTGCTTGTGTTGATGCTCACACTCGACCGGCCCGGGTCGACGATACCGGAAGAAAAACGAAGGATACAAACCTTCCTTTTCCTTCACGAATGCAGGACACGCAACACCGGCCCGAATCAACGGATCTTTCCAACCACTCATGGCAACCTCAATAAAAAAAGGGGACTGAAAGCCCCCTGAGTATAGCCGCTTGAATCCGTGACGCTATACGACGGTCTTCGTAACGTGAATTTGGTTATCAGCCGTGGTCGTCAAGATGTTCGTTTTTCGCAGGGCCTCGAACGTCAGAGCCTGATTGATTCGTCCCCGACCCGGGACCGTAGGACCGCCGCTCATGTACTTCAAGTTCCCAAAGTTGAACGAGTACGTTGTCGTTCCATCCGTCACCGCCAGCGATGCCTCAGCACCTGCCAGAGCTGCATCGTAAAGGGCCAAAGTATCCGACCGGAACGCCGTCTGCACTGATAGCTGAACGATCAGGTCTTGGGACTCGAACCTCGTAGGAGTCAGCGAGTTTTCGTACTGGTTCGGATCCAGGGAGTTGTCGATCGACAGCGTGAACGATTGCATTTTGTACGCCGTTGCACCGTAGGTCAGGGTGCAATCAGAAAGCACGAATGCCGTCCCGCACTCAGGGACCGGAGTAGCCGGATAGCTTGATCCGAACACCTCTTCAAGCTCACCGACACACGCAACCGTCCAGTTTAGGTACTGCGATTCCTGGCCCGAGATTTCAAGCGAGTTGATCCGAAGTTTGTTGTACTGGTAAATCGCCGCGACTTTTTGGACCAGTGCGTACCAGTTCAGTATTGTTTCGGTCGGAATGTAAGGAGCAGCCCCCGCGTGACCGAGCGCCCTGGGCAGGAAAAAATCGATTTCCTGGACACCGAAATTCCCGGAAATATTGCCACCGGATTTCTGAGTTAGCGTCCTAGCCCGACAACTAGCCCTCTGGCGCGTGCCTCGATGGCCTTGATGGATGCCAACTGTTCGCTGCCCGACCAGGGAGCATTCATTGAACGCGACCCCGATCCCGCTGCCCCAGGTCACAGAGTCCGAAACGATAAGACGGCTTGCAGTTGCTTGCGACATTTAGCTTGCTCCGAGGGTTTAGAATTTCATGAATTCTACGCCGCGTCTGCTCACTCAGGACTGCCGTACATCGCGATCTTCCGATAGTGCAAGACCTTTTCCCCCGGCTTTGGGAATCGATCGCTTGGAATCGCACTGGTCTGAATATGGAAACAGGACTCGTAAAGCTTCACGGCTTCTTCTTCGGTATTGCAAACCGCAAGCCGTCCGTCGACAATCCACACGCCATCGATGGTTGCCTTGGTTTCGGTCTGCTCGGCAGGAACTAGACCGCTTTCAGGTAGTCCGGACAGCTCGATAACCGAGTCGGTTTTTGGAAACGTTTCCAAGATCGATTCGGCTTTTCCAACGTTTTCATTGCTCATAGTGCTTTCGAATCCAAACGAGTAATCAGGCATTCAATCGTCAAAATACAGGAACTCACATCGTAGCCGGCCTCGAATGCCGGATCAATGAAGACCGGAGCAAACTTGAGTTCGATCGCTTGAATTTTTGTCGTTGGGAATTTCCCCGCAGCCGTCGCAGCATCAAGCGCAGCCTGAGCAGTGGTCCGCAGCGTGATCGGCATTTCGCCGTGCGATTTGTTCGCAAAGATATTTTCGATGCGTTCTATCGCCCCAAGATGATCTTCCATTCCCCCGACAAGATCCCCGTCGCCTGGGTCAGATACTGAAATCACAAACCGGAACGCTCGCCGGTCTTGTGAATTCTCGTTGGTTTGTTCTTCGCTACCGAGCGGAGACACCCGACCACCAGGAACCCAAGTTCGCCCTCGGTTGTACGGTTTCTTGCGAAGCGTGAATGCTCTTGCTGCAAGATCCGTATCGCGATTGAGAGTTGCTACGATTGCGTCTCCAAGGATTTTGATTCTCGATCCTAGCATCGTTTCACCATCGTCTTATCATCGTTAGGATGCCAAAGCTGCTCGTTTTTTTCGACACGTTGTCGCAAGACTTCAACCTTCTCTTTGCTGCCTGCCGGCGCAGCAGTTGGAGCAGGAATCCTATCCGGTTCAAGCTCAGGGAGTTGTGATTCCGAGTAATCTGCTTGCAACTTCATCAGCGAATCTTTCGTGTACTTGGTCGACATAATCACCTTCAAGCCATAGAAAAGGTCTTGCAGGAATCGGGTTTGGTCCAGAAGTCCCGTACTGTTGATACGGTGCATAAAAAAGCGATGTTCCAATTATTGCTTCCGTTGTCGTGATTTCTTCTATCCGGTCAGCCGATCCCGACTGCGTGACAGCGGCTTTCATCGCCCCGGTCAAAATCAATAGAGGGTGCGGACCGTAAAGAGCAATCGTCTTCGGGGAGTGCGGAGGCCACGTTCCGTACGGCGCTCGAGTCTGATCGAAGTTCGATTCGAATCCAGAGTGCAAAACATCAAGCACCGACTCAAAGACCGGCTTGAAGTCAAACGACTGCAATTGACCGATCGTCTGCTCGACGTCATCGACCAGAAGTTCGATCGATATGTCTTTCATTCCTTCGTGCTCTTTCTGACCGTGCATCGCCACTGAGAAAGATCAGCGTTGCGTTTTTTGCTCTTGATGATCCAGTCAAAATCAAACGCTGTGAACTTGTCCCCCGGTTCCGGCTCGATAATTGTATTCGTCGTGTCAACCAAAGTCTCTGCCCAAACTACGAACGTCATATCATCCGGTTCATAGCCGAAAGTCGAAGCAGCGACCGCAACCTCTCGATCAGTCAATGCCGATCGTTTTGCCTTTGCCACGGTCCCCGATGCCGTTTGGTTCGTGTACCGTTGTGGCCCGAATGCGAACGTCAGATCCTCGATACCGTCGAGGTACAGCCAGTCGCCTTGGTAATCTACAGACAGCAGGTTCGGTACGCTTCCCGATCCAGGGCTCGGAGCTGGACCACCGCCCGAGCATCCGAAAAAGTCGCAGAATGTAGTGACAACAGCCATGGCTAGACCTTTGTGATCGTAACGTCGATTTGGTTCGCAGGGCTATTCCATCGCTGAACGTCACCGTATTTGAACAGACCGACTGTAACTTTCGTTACTGCCGAAGCAGCAATTTTATCCCCGGTGATCGCATTGTTCGCAATCGCACCTTCATTGATCCAGCCAGCGGGAGCGTTTGCCCCGAGCGTCTGTAACGGAGCTTGGCCAGCCGCATAAGCTCCTACTGTGACCTGGAAGCTAAACTCAGAAAGAGTTCGACCTGCTCTTGTCCACACTGCTTCGGCATTTGCCGCTGAGGTTGGAATATCACTCACGGCCGCAGGGTTTGCAGGCAAGTTGTCGGTCTTGACCTTGATCGCATTGAGTATCGTCAACGTGTCATAGTCGACTACCGCACCGATCCACTCGATGTATCGAGCCTCACCAGACACCGCACCCGATACAGCAATCCGAAGGCTTTCGGCAGCGTGAGTAGACGGGACCGAATAAGTGAACGTGTAGCGACCTGTTGAAGGGTTCGACACCGCCGAAAGGTTTCCTGATCGATTCGTACCCGCCGCATTTGCAGCCGTGATCGTTGGTGATGCGTCCAGGGCTACTAGCTTGTCCTCGTCGTCCTTCACAACCACCGTGAAAGCATAAACCGTCGATCCAGCGTCCGGGATTTCCAGCAGCGGCGATCCAAAAATGTTCATCTTTGCTGACAGGTTATTCAGGTTTTGAATTGCCGTCAAGATTGAGTTAGCCGTGGACTCTTTAGCAACGGTCGCGTCTTTGGCGAGGACAGTCGAGCCTTCAATCTGCGCCAGGGTTGGACGATTACTTACCGTGGTTTCATTTGCCACACTCGCCGGAAAGCTGACAGGAGCAGCAGCACTGGCCGTCTGACCTCCAATCTTTGCGGCGTTTGCTGTGACTTCATCCGTGACCGATTTGATCGTCGTCCCGCTTAAATTAATCGTCGAGGTCGCATTTGCAATCTTGCTTTGATCGGTTCCTGCGTAACCGAATAATTCAGAGGCAGTAAAAACAACTTGAATGGATCGAGAGTAGCATCCGGTTTTGTAAATGACAATCCTGAGTGAACTACAATCGGTTTCGGCTTGACTTGGGGTGTAGCTCCACTCTCCTTGCTCGACTGTGGGTGTGTTGGCTCCAGCAACGTAAGCTCCATTGTCTTTGGATATGTTGACGGACACACCGGCAGTCTGAACCACACCATCACTTATCTGGGTGATGGTTCCGACCAGCATAGGCAAAGGATTCGCATTGTTGCGTGCATACATTATCTAATTCCCCCACCAATCATTCGTTGCTGGTTTCTGAACCAATAGTTTTTCAAGGTTGTTACTTGAGCAAAGTAGGATCGTCGTCTCGGTGGTTGCATGAGCAGTCCACCGCCCCGGCCTTGCTCGTAGATGAAACGGGATTCGGATGCGGTTAGGGCGGTGTTGAAAAGAATAACGTCGTCGGCTAGACCAGAATAAAAAAAGGTGCCGTTTCTGTGCCCGATTCGGCTCGGGCTTGCTGCGTCATTGACCGGCAGCGTACCGCTCGCAACTTGTATGCCGTTTCGAAAAAGCGAAACCGCCGTCCCGATGCGAACAGATGCGATGTGATTCCATGATCCGATCATAGATGATCCCACAAAGCTTACTTCACCGGCCCCTGCGGTGTACCCGAAATTTGTAGCGGTTAAACCGCCAACAAACAGAGGAGCAGTATTTCCCGATCCGTCGCCAAGGAAGCCTCCGAAATTAAACGGAACTAATTGAGACACCGGATTTACCCACGCGCAGCAAGAATGAATTGTGCCCAAGGAAATTGCCGCGAATGCAACATGCGTGATAGATCCTCCGGCAAACGAGAGGGACAACCTGTCTGGGTTGGTTTGCCACGACGTATTCCGGTCCATGTTCGTCAACGTCCCATGGTTCCTTCCCATCGTGCTGGGCAACTGCAACCCGGTGTTGCCAGAAAACGACGGACACCATCGGTCAACCATTCGGCTTGCAAGACTTTCCCATTCCGGCCCGTAGTACGCCAGCATTATGGTGTGATGGTATCTCCGTTGTCAACAATCGCCTCAACCGCAAAGACCAATGCCAGGCCGCTATAGTTTACGGTTCGGATTTCGTAGATGTCACCGCCAGGAATGTAGATCCGCCTAGCGTCGGCAAGATTGGAAACCGTGTCTCCGCTATTGCTTGCCGCTCTTAAATTTCGCTCAAGCGTAAGTGTCGTACCGCTCAAGCCTGCAATTCTCGCAAACTGCAACCTGGTCCCTCCAGACTCGGAGAGGCAAATCGTATCACCCACGGCGAAACCAGTCGCGCTAGTGATCGAAATGGTGCTGGCACCGCTCGAAGCATTAGCCGAAAGCGTTGTTGCTGCTGCCGCTGTCGTCGGACCCTGGCCAACAACGTCAAAGACCTGCGACGGAAAAACCGCCGCGTTATTGTCGCTGTTTCGGATCGCGACATAGCCCGCCCTGGTTGGTGCGGTCGATGCCCTGCGACCGATCCAAACAAGCAATGTCGCTCCGATTTTGGCTGTTAAATCAAGAGTCTGCAATGTTCCAAGCGATGAGTCTGCAAGAATTGCCGGAGCGTAAATCTGCGTAAATGTCGGAGTCGTCTTCGTTACTGTTGGCATTATTTGACCCCCATGTATTCTCTAGCTACTCTAACGGCTCCGGGCGTTAAGGCTGGCAAGCCTACCGATTCAGTCCACTTGATTGTTTTCCATCTAAGAGTTTTGAGTCGATCTACTTGATCGCTTGAAGCCATGCCGGTTTCAATAAGTCCATTCATCGTTGCAATTGCTGACGGCTTGTCTAGGTCAACGTTCTGCACTCTTGGGTCGTCAATCCATCCCCGAATGTTTATACAGAGCTTCCTAATTTGGGTGTCCGAAGACGAACAACCTTCAATAATTGCGGAATAAAGTTGCTCGTCGAATGACCATTCCTTTATTTTTAATGCAGAAGCCAATTGCTTGACTTGCACTGTCATAGCGTTGATCGCATCAGCAGCCGCTTGATCGCTCAAGTTTACGTGCTCGGCTTCCCTAAGTTTTTCAATCAACGGTTCCATGATTTACTCTCGGTAAAATCCAAAAAACTGCAAGCACAAAAAACTCCAGGACTCGCCAAAAAGAAACAGCATCGAGCACCGGATTCAGGATCGGCGTCATCACGCAATACCGAACATGAAACGGGTTCCGATGGTGAACAGCATTATGCTTCGGGCTTTGAAAGATGTACAGACGCTGCATCCAAACAACCAGCCAGCCGTTCTTCCCTTTGCTGTGCGCGAGTGCGTGAATCTGATTTGCTTGAGATAAAAACAGCATCGTAAGCCATCCGTCGCGCAGTGGTTCGAAAGTCAAACAGATCAGCATGGCCGTCAGGCTTGGAACGATCGTCGTGTAGTTTCGCTCCCAGTATGAGCCCTTGAGGAAAGCGTACTGGTCCGCATGGTGGAGCTGATTTGGACCACCAATCAGACGCCCGATAAACGAGTCGCTTTGCGTCAGGTATGTATCTTCCCACCAGTGGAAAAGTCCTGCAATGAAGTCAGCAGACAGCCAAGAAACAACGATGAAAACAAGCCATCCGATCATCAAGTCTATCTCCTTGCCAGTTGCTCAGCATACTCCAGAGACAGCGAGCCTACGCACGTATAGCACCGGTCTCCGACACAGATTTGAAACGTTGGAGCCTTGGTGTAGGAATGCTGCGTATTGTCGCACTCTGCGACCGTCCATCCGGCATCCCAAAATGGTTTTGAATTTTCCAGCCAAGTCTTGCACGGTGGACAATTCGGAAGTGTAAAAACGATGATCTCTTTTTTGATCGTCGGTTCCAAGCTCGCTTGAGGCTCGGACTGCTTTTCAGCGTTGGCCTTACGCTCGGCGAGCATTTGCTGATAGGCTTCGGTAAGCTCTGCGACGATCTTGTCGGTCGGATCAGCGTCCTGATTCTTGGAAACGTTTCCAAGCTTTGGTTGCACAATCCCAATGAAAACACCGAGAATCAGCCCAAGAGCGATACCCATTGCGAACTCAGGAAAGCCAAAAATCTTCGGTTGCATCATTGAATCTCTCGGAAGTGAAGTTGGAACGTGATTGCACCGGTTTGTGCCGTTGCAGCCTTTAGGCGGATCTTTGCTTTGTACCCAGCAGCCGAAGCTAGGAACAGGTTAGAGTTGACAGGGACATAGCCCTTGGTCGCTCCGAGTAGCGTTGTGTGATGGGTCGTCGAATCCACGGCATGAACCCGCAGCCAGTTTGTTCCGTCAAACTGGACTTGATACCCAACGTTTGCTCCGTCGAATCCGTCCTCGTTCGTCGAGATTGCACACAGGCTTTGGCCCTCGGGAATATCAACAGAGTTGCTTTCGGTTTCGGTGCTAGGAATCGTAACCGAAACGATACTGCATTTGATGGTCATGAATACACCTGTGATTCGATTTCCCAAGAGCCGTCTTCGTCGTCTATCGCAGCCTGGACCTCAGCCTCGCGCAGGATCGCTTCGTCGAGCATTTTTAACTCTTCGAGAAGCGACTTTCGGAACCCAACGTGATCGACCGAAGTGCCACCGTCAGCCGTCATTGCATTCGGCTTGCCACCGATCGAAGTGATCGACATAGAGGCAAGCGTTGCTGCAACCGTCGCTCGTCGTGCTTTCAGATCCGTAAGTACGCTCATGCTGCCCTCGTTGCCCTCATCCTAAGCACCAACTGCTCACTTTAGTAGTTGAGCCGCTTGCGTTCGTCAGCCTCCAGCAAGCCTTGCTCTTCGTCAGTCAGCAAGCCCCCTCTTGCAGCCTTCGCTCGGATAGATGCAAGCCTCATCGCAGCAACACGATGCTCAGCCTTGCGAGGGTCCAAGCATTTGACCTTCAAAGGGTATTTGTTCACATCGAGTTGCTTCCCTGGCTTTTCAGGATCCGAAGTGGTCAAGACGTACCAGCGAACCGCTTCGGACTCGTCACAGCATCTAATTTGCTTTGTTTCAAGCGTGCTGTTTGCCGCTGCCCCACTGACCTCGAACAGATACCCTTCGCCGACCGTCACAGCCTCAGAAGGCCGGATCGGTCGGATAGCACCTGAGTCCTTCTGAGCCAATAGGGATTCCTCCCGGGCCTGCACGGCCTCTTCCCTGGCTTTCATCGCGGCTTCTGCCTGCTCAAGCTTTGCCAATCGATCTTCGAGGGAGGGTTCTTGATTTTGGGGTTTCTTCTCCGACATACGCTCGTACTCCTGAGTAGTTAAAAAAACGGTACGTCACTAATTCTAGCCGGGTTTTTTCCCGACGCTATAGGCATGAAAAAAGCCGCCCAGTGTTACCCAGGCGGCTTCCGATCCGTCCCTTCCAACTGCCCACTACGAGTGGCTTAAGTGCAACGGCACATCTTGAGTCGATCGCGAACGCCTGCCGCGCCCCGCTCCGAGGTCTTGTACCGAACGACAATGTCCCGGGTGAATCCGACTTCGGAATTCTCTCCGGCTTGGGTCACTGTCAACGGCCAGTTTTGCATGTAGACGAAAGCTTCACGAGGTCGACCGGCAAACCAAGTCGTATCGTTGGTCGTCTTCTGGCGAACATAGGGGCTTGTCAAAACCCTTGCATTCACGTTGACCGAGTTCCCAGGAACATACGTTTGAGTGTTCCCGCTGTTCGTTCCGCTTCGAGTTTGGCTTGCTGTCATGATTCGGCCTGCAAGGTTGCTCAGGGCCTTGGGGACCAAGATCGTATCGAGCTCGATTGAAATCGGTTCGCCAGTGATCGGGTCGCTCATCGTGTTGAACTTCTGCTCGACCGTATCGATCGAGGTAAAGTCAGCAAGCGTATTCGAGACGGTGTTTTCGCTTTGATAAGTTGCAACCGCAGCCGCACCGTTTCGGCGATAGATTGTAACGATCCCGCAGACCACATCGAAGATCCGCTTTTCTTTGCTCACGCGAACTCGCTCGCCGGTCTTACCACATTCGCTCATCAGCACCCCGGTACGATCGAAGAAGATCGCTTCTCGGGTCACATTGAGGATCAGACCACGCTTGATCGTCTCGGGCGTGTCGACGAACTCTTCACCGAAAACTGCGTTCGGGTATTCCGCACCCTCAGAAACGATATCAACGTCATCGCCGAGCCGTCCCACACCAGGAATCCGCTCACCTGAGAACACAGTCGGAATCGTTTCGACCAGTTGGTCTCCGATATACTCCGGTGCGTTGTACCCGTTCAGGGTCGCCGTGTAGGTGATCTGTCCGAGGATGTTCGCAAATTGGGAAGTGTCGACCAGTTCCGCAGACTCCAGGATTTGGAATCCGCCCGAAGTCGTTGGCGCAAGCATCGCTACAGCCTCGCGGCCATCCGGAACAAATTGCTCGAAAAGCTCGCGGACCGAATATCGATCCCCAAGGCTTGCTCGATCTTGTTCAAGCGCCAGCCGAAAGTCTTCCATGAAGCGTTCGACGTTGTTGTCTCGGATCGAAGCCTCGTAAAGCCGTCGCAGATTCTGGTGACGGTTTGTTTTCGCGTTTCGCATGTTTCTTTTCAATTCTCTTAGAGAAAACTTACCGCCGCCCCCACGATAGGAGCAACTTGTTTCGAATGGTTAAACCGATTGATGGCAGGCGAAAAAGTCAGCCTTCAAAGTCTGTTGAGCTGCCGTCCCGTTCTTTACACCGAGGCCAGCCGAGATTTCAGTCGCGTTGGCATAGGTTCGATCGAGCATCTTGTAGACCGTCACTCCGTTGACACGGAACGCAACGTCAACAAGCGTCGAAGTTTTCGGAACGATATCAATTTCCAACAGTTGGAAGTCAGCACTCGCAGCCAAGTACGCAAGCTTGTTCAGCGTGTTGGTGGCCGTGAGTTCTGCGATCGTCTGAGTGGTCCCGTCCGAGTAGATCACGAACAGGCTCGTGCTTCCGTCCTTCGCGAAGAACCCAGCCCCCGAGAAGTCTGCCTTCGGCCCCGCGCCGTCGTCCCTCAGAGCGTTTGCAGTCATCGCGTTCATACAACCGACGAACACGTTTGCTGCGTTTGTTGCTGCTTGTGCAAACTGAGTCCGAGCCGCAAGTGCGATTGGCTTCCCGACCAGGATCTTGAAGATTTCTTTGGTCGCAACGTATGCTTCGTCGTTGTCAGCTACGGTTCCGTCCGAGGGGGACAGCGTGACCACGCCACCGACTTCATCGCCGACCGCAGCCGTTCCCGAGTCGGTCAGGGTCGAAGTCCAAATCGAAGAGTTAAGTCCTGCAAAGTGATCGACCACGCCGAACGTTCGCGGTGCTTTCAGAGCTGCATCTGGCTCAAGTAAACCCTTACTCATAATGTCTTACCTTTTTGGCTTGTTGATCGAAAAAAACAACGATTCGAAAATCTAGTTAAGGGCTCGTCGGAAGTCCTCGGAGGTCTTTGGGTACTCGGTCGCAACCGAGCTTTCCTGCATCACTGAGCCGGTTCGAGCGGGTCGAGGCTTGGAAACGTTTCCAGATTTCCAGCTCTTGACCAACTCGATTCGCTCGGATTCCTTGAGTGGAAGCAGTGCCTTAAGCTTGACCTCGGAGACCTCGATTTGGGATTCGGTCAGCAACGATCGGCAGGTCGCACGCTGCAACTGCTCTTGCAGGCTTGCGATCTTGCCCTTGTAGGATTCTTCCATCGCTGAGTCCATTGCGTCATCGGTCGAGCCTGAGCCCATTGCACCGCTGCCCATCGCCTCAGATGCCTTGTCGCTCACTGCGAGCATCAATTTCAGTTTGGCAAGCTTCCCTGCGGTGTCCAACGAATCGTCGTCGAGCACTTTCATCATCGCGGCCTTGAACGCGCTCTTGATTCCGTCGACCGGATCCATGTCCTCGCCGTAGCCTTCTTCCATCGGCTTCTTCATGCCCTCGCCCATTTTGTCTTCGGGCTTCATTTCCATTTCGCCGAGCATTGGATACTGGTCCATCGCTTCTTGCAGGCACTCGACAACTTCCATTTGAGGACGTTTGGCAGGCTTGCAGGATTCAACGATTTGACGGAAGGTTTTTTTCATTTGGATTCGCTCCGAAGTGTTTGGCTCTTGGACTTGCCCGACCTGTGATTTGCTATACCCTACCGGGGAAATGCTCACCAGAAAACTTAACGCGACTATTTTTGATTGCGTAGCTCAGACATGGCTTTCATGCGCTTCGCCTTTTGTTGCATTCGCATCGCAACAGGGTCCAGGATATCGCTCTTGACTTCCATCTCGGCCATTCTCTTGGCTCGTCTTTTCATCCGTGATTTCATGGGATTGCTAGCCGGTTGGTAGCTCTCAAACAGTCCTTCATTCGTGGCTGGATCGGCAACCACATCGACCGACTTGACCTCGTACATTTCAACCACGCGACGTTCGCCGTCGATGATTTGCTCATCCCCACCGGCATCATGGGACAGCCCAAAGATTTCCGGGAATCGCTGCGCAGCCTCAACGAGCTGCTTTGTCATTGGATGGCTTTTGATGTAGTGCAGGTCGGCGTAGATACTACCCTCGACGTACCGCACGTTGCGAAGCACACCCCAGCGGTCTTGCATTGGCCTCTCGACATGCGCCCCGGTCTTCGGGTCAGGTCGAACATGGTTAATGTTGACCGTCACGCCCTCGTAGAGCGGGAGTGCTTTGCGGATCGCTGAGTCCTCATAGACGCGACCGTTCCGAGACCGTGGACCCAGTACCTTCACGCCGTAGATGATTCCGGCCTGGGTGTCGACCCGCTCAATACCGCTTTGGGATTCGCGTAGGAATTTGCTCATGATGCAAAATTCTACGCTGGCACTGCTCACCTAGCATAGTAAACCAGAAAGCACCGGCATCGAGGGTGCGCAGGTGGCCCGACCGGGAAATCGTCTTCCCATTGGCTCTTCGATTGATTGTGAAGCGGCCCGCAGATTGGACACACCCGCTCGTCTCGCTTCGTGAACCACAGAGCATCAATCTCGACTCCTAGATCCTCGATCGTGTCGATCACATCCCGCTCGCCGAGTGATATCGCCGTGGTCGTCTCTGTGATCGCTACGGTCTCGGCACGCGACGGAGGGAACAGCCTGTCCTTGGACCAGTCCTCGAACGATTGATCGTCCGGGTTCCATTCCCTCGACCAGGACCGATTCGTGTCGGCCATTTGGTCCCCAAGGTCATCGGTTTGCTTCCCGGCTCGCTTCGCGGCCTTCTTGCTCAAGTCCTCAGCAATCGGCCCCTCATCCGGCTTGTCACCGAGTACCGAGGACGTTCGATCATCGTCACCGAACAGAAGCAGCAAGATGATTATCACCCGTCGCTGGATCTCTTCGAGGATCGGCCCGACGTATTTTTTCAACGCTGTTTTTATTGCAGCGTTGACCGCCTCGATACCGTCAGCAGCGACCGCAGCAGCAGCCTCGAAAACGTCTTGCATCGCCCGGGTCATGCGCTCTTCGTAGGTCGTCCGCTCCTTGAACTCAGGCATTCAAAGCCCCTAGGTATTTGACCAGCATTGCAGTCAGTTCAAGGGCCTTCCAGGTTGCAAGCGAAGCCGTCACGCCACCGAAGGCCCACACGATGAAGTTGTCAAAAAGTGATTTCATCATGGGTAGTCTTTCCATCCTTCAAGGATTGCTTTTTGCCGACCGGAAAGCTCATTGCTTTCCTGTACCACAGTCGGTTTAGTGTTTCCAAGCAAGACCTCTAACTGCTTGGCTTCGGCTTCGGGCTCAAGCTCTGCAAGCTCCCAATCGCCGTCTTCGTCTTCTTCAGTGACCACGAACGGAACTTCGCTCATTATGCGACCTGCAATACTTTCCAAAGGGATGGGTCAATGTACGTGCCAATGGCTTGGCTTGGATTGTTGCCAAGCTTTTCGCCTACGATCGTTCCGACCTTCGTTTTCAAGGCGTCGGATTCTTTCTTGTTCTTGGGCTTAGGTGGAATCAGTTTCGCTAGGTTTGCCTTTGCCAGTTCCGATGCAACGGCGTGTCGAATATCGTGGACTTTGACGCCACCATACTTTTCTTGCCATGCCTCACGGACTTTGACATCCCGAGTTTTGAACAGATTCTCCTCAGGTTTAACGCCACCAAACCAGCTAGCCACAACAGAATCTTTCAGAGAATGTTGCTGTTGGACGCCTTTTTTCCCTGGGAAATCGAACGTGACAGTATCCCCTTTGATCTTCACGTGTTCGCCCCTTAGCGTCGAGGCTCCAAACGCTTCGGTTTCGGCTTTGCCGTCACCCTTTCCGCCGATCCGGAATCCAGTCATTGCGATCAGATAGAGCACCTTCGATTCTTCGTTTCCGTCGATGGCATCCTCACGCAACTGCTTTCGGATTGCGTCCATTTTTGGTGTCAGCTCCTTCGCGATTCGAGCGTTGTTTTGGTCGCTCAGTCCTTGCCTGTAGTCCGGTCGTTCCGCTCGTTGCTTGCGGCCCTTCGAGTCTCGACCCTCAGCGATGATATCAGCGTCCTTGCCATAATAGGCGACCTCAGTCCAGGCGATTGGAATCGATACCCCATCGGCTTTGGATTTTCGGAACGCTGCTTTATCTTCGTCTGATTTTGCAGCGATCAGTTTTTCAAAGGCTTGAAACTTTTCATCGTCAGTTGGCTTTGGTGCCTTTGGCTTTGCTACGGCCTTTCCTTTTGCAGCCTTCGCTTTCGGTTGCTTCGGTGGTGCTGCTCGCTGTGTTGGCTTGCCATCATCGATCAGACCGTCTCCGTCTCCGTCTTTGGCCTCTTGGAGTGATTCGTTGATCTTGTTGGACTTCGGGTTGAACGAGCCTTTGTTTCCGGTTGCCGATTTGATCTGATCAGGATTTTTGGCTACAGCCCAAACTATGGCCTTTGTTCGGCTATCAATCATAATTGTGCCATCATTTTCTGGCTTCGCATCGAACGTATCGGGCTTGCCAGCGATTGCGATATGAGGATTTTCCAATTTCACATACAAAGGCATTACCGCTGCGTTTTCTTTTTTTGCGTATGCGGAGTAAGTTCCGTAATCTTCTTTTTTCGCTGACGAGTAAATGCCTTTACCAAGCATTCCTTTTTCCGACGGCTTGAATTTTTCGAACTTTTTATCCGTTCCATGATAGACCACCAAAGGATTCCCATCGGCATCGACTACCTTTGAATCCCCGAACCACTCAGCAAAGTTTTGCGCCTTTGCATCGTCCTTGAACTTTTTCTTGGCCCATTCAAGAACCTTGGGATTCACAGTGTTGCTTTTTTTCTTGTCCTTCTTTTCCGCAGGAGCTTCGCTTGGTTTCCCGTCGTTGATTTTGCCGTCGCCGTCTCCGTCGCGGACTTCCAACAGCCTTGGGTTCTGCCTGTACAACCAAGACTCCCGAACAAACGTCCTGCCGTCCCAGCCGATTTCGCCAGTCTCCAAAGACTCCTTGAGGATCTTCGTCACGCTTGGCTTGGACCACATCCGACAAGACCAGTATTTGGCCTTCCATTTCGGCCCTGGACTGTCGCAGTTGTGCCGAGCCCTGAAATTGCGTCGGCTTCCAGGGTCGTCTCTCTTGATCCGCATCTTCGGATCACCGAAGTTGACTTTTACAACGTTGCCTTTTTGGTTCTTCACGTAGACCGAAAACTTCTTCGGCCCCCCGGAGGTCCGGAACGGCTTGTTGAGCGTCTTGCGTTCGGCCTCGGTCAAAGATTCCATTTGTGGCATCGAATCGATTTGCCCGTCCGATGCGTCGTCCAGAATGGTCTCGATTCCCCTGTCCGGAATCCCGATCGATCGAAGCAGAACCTTCGCGACATTCCGCTTAAGCTTCCCCCTGGCGAAATCAGTCAGAACGTCAGTGATTGCCTTGCGGTTTCGACGCCATTGCACCGTGGTAATCCCGAGCCATTCGCCGCCCTGCTCCTGCTCGGTTTTGGAAACGTTTCCAAGATCCGGAACCGCTGCACCTGTGTTTTCGTTGGTTTGTGCTCCTGGTTGACCACCGGCACCGGGTTGATTCTCAGCACCGCCGATCTTGAGTCCATTGGCAGTTTCGGTATCGATATCTCGCCCAAGCTCGTTGATACAGGTCTTGTCTGAGACCCAGCCGTTTCGCTTCTGGACCTCTAAGGCTTGTGCCGTCTTGAGCGGGTCCATCGGAACGATCCTAGACGGGATCACTTCGACGGTAATCGCATCCTGAATTGAATCCCAGGAATCATAACCCACAGCCGCAAATCGCCTCTTACCGGCCCCCAGGCGAATCATCTTGAGGATCATTTCACGCATTCGTTCTTTGCGTTGGCTCTGCTCGGCAAGCCTCCCCTGCATGAACGGACCTTCGGCCACCAGCGCCGAGGCAAAATTGTTGTTCGCATAGGATCCAGTCAGCATCCCCTCAACGAACGCATGAACCGATCCAGCAAGCCTTAAAGCAGCCTCCATAACCTCGATATAGATCCCTGAGTTGTTGGCGCCAAGCAAACCGGCCTTGTAGGTTTGGCCATCGGGAACGTCCAAGCGTGTCCCTGGTTTCATCTTGCGTTTGCGTTCCATGATCCCGGTCATCGGGTCGACTCGACCTGTCGGAGCGGAGAACCGCTTGACGATATTTTCTGCCTGCCGTTGCTGGCCGTCCTTGTGCTCCACGATGTAAGCAATCGCCGCTTGAGTCGCTGCCCCTTCTGCCGTGTTGGTCAGCACTCGATCGGCCCTCAGCAAGTACAAGTGCGGCTTGTAGAAGTCCGAGAAACCTCGCTTGGCTCGCGACCGAACGTTCCGCTTCCAGTGGGATACCCTGTCCGCCGTAACGTAATCCCAATCCGTTCCGGTTGCGTTTCGGACGAAGTGATACCCGATCGGATTCTGCGGCCTGTTCTCCCGGGTCAAAACACCGAAGCTCCACGAAGGAACGTAATCGATTCCGATCCAGTCTTCGAGCTCGTTCTTCCTAGCCGGTTCGGTCAGTTCGTCGGCCTCGCAAGCAACCGCCAAGCATTGGCCGTTTTCGTAAACGTGCTCGATCAGGCATTCCCCCTCCCCGACCTCCCTGGCGTAGCTCTCGCGCTCGAGTTCCGAGGACCATTTCGAGTTGTCTAAGGTCTCGCGCACATAGGCTTGAATCGCCTTTTCCAGTCGCTTATCGCTGGCCTTGATCGTCCAGTCGAACCCTGTCCCGATCGTGTAATCCAGCAGCCTGTTGATCCAGGCTTGGGCCATCGGAACCCGCTCGACAAGCAGCCAGCCCATAGCCCGGATGATTTTCAGGTCTGATTCGTTGGTGTAGACCGGACGGTATCGCCCATCGGCCCGGTCATAAATTTGCGTGTAAACGCCGAGGGAGTTCGCCTGGAAGAACCCTGGCGTGTCGGTCATGAACTCGGTGACGTCGATGACATCGCCCCAGGATTCGATTAGACTTTGAGACTCTTGCAGCGTTTCGACGATCTTGTTCATGGTTTTTTCCTCAACGCAATACTAGCCCGGAGTTGCTCACCATGCGATGCGACAACCAGACCATCTATCAGATCCACTTCCAAGCCCATCGAGGATACCCGAAAAAGCAGATTGCATCCACACTCGGCCTGAGCCGAAACACCGTCATAGCCCACCTGTCCGGTCGTCACCGCTGGCAGTACGATCGCAGCCTCAAACGCCGAATCGATCAGCTTACCATCCCCCCAATTAAGTACCATGAGACTCCCCAGGGGTACATCACGATCGCCGAATCGTCGTACTTCTTCGAGCGCCGGCCAACGCCCAAAAGCATCCTGCATCGGTACGATCTACAGGTCCGACTTATCAACGGGGTGAACTACTCGACCGTCGAGTGGGCTAGAAACTGTGCAGAAAAAAGCAACGTCGCAAAATTAGAAGGCGTCTGCATGAAACGCGATGCGGCTCGGTATCTTTACGGGGTCCAGTCCGAGCGGCCGATCGTCTCCCTTATGTCGATCGACTCATCCGACACACCGGCGAACTTGGTTCACGTTGCTGTCGGGATTATGGCTTGGACTGGACTAGGATTTGTCACGCTGAATTCAGAGGACGTTATGAGGTTCGCAGACTCGGAGAGCTTCTAGGTGCTTCCCCTAAAATAAAGTCAGTTGCTTGAACTCTCCGAGCCCAACGGACTCGGTAACAATCTCATCCTGCACAGGCTCATCGATTCGCACCGCTGGCCTTTTCCTTACTGGGTATAACACTGCCGAAATCGTCTCAGCCGTGTCCCATTGCTCTTGGCTCAACGTGTTCCCATGGACTACCTCCGCAGGAATTCCCAGGAGGGTCGTCTGTATGTAACACGCCGCGAACATCCTCCAGTCAACATCTACGCACTGCCAATGATAGTTCCAAGGGAAAAATCCGTTCGCCTTGAGTACTTCCGAAGTCGCAATCACCATCGCGCCGCCCCCGCACGTTGGCTCGGATATCATCAGCCGTTCGTCCGGGTCCGGCTTCCGATCCCCAATGGTTAACGCCGCCATCATCCGACAGACAGGCATCGGAGTAAAACATTGTCCCTTAAATCGCACATCGCTCTGGCCCCACTCCATCAGTACCGAGCCAAGAAAATCATCACTCTCTTTTTCCAGAGCAGCGACAAGCACCCCCATCGCCCGAGCGAAGTTTTCAGGATGCTTTACCCGCTTCTGGTGCTCGATAACCGTCTGTTCGATCCGGTCGTCTTTCACCCCGGTTCTCATTACATGGCAAGCCTGACGCATCGACCCGCTGGCAACCTGTAGCCACGAATTGTAAAGATCCCATCCGTGCATCGAGTAGTCGGCCTCTTGGATCAGCTTGGCAAATTCGTAGCGTTGTTTATTTCCAAACCAAGTTGACTTCATTGAATTCAATCTCCCTGGTAGGGTAGGTCCGGATCTGGTTCTTCATAGTCAACAACATAAGCAATTTGCTCGTCTGCTTGCTGGCCTAGGATGTTCTGGATTTTCGAAATGCACTCGAAGATTCCAGCCGCTACGCCGCTGGCAAAAGACCTCGATTGAATGTCTCCTGCGAGTTGATTGATCCCCTTGTCCTGATGCCACTCGCGAGTCTCTGCAAGATTCTCAAGAAGCTCAGCAAGCTGCTTTCCAGTCAGGCCAACGTCCGGTTTTGCCCCCGATGATCTTGCATCGAAGATTTCAACCCTGTCGACTAACTGAGTAGGGTCGTGGACGATCGGTACGGACTTCCAATCAAGCCACTCGCCTTGATAATACCTGCCGTGACGACTGATAGTGATGCTTCGCGACCGCATCTGTAGCTGCAAGTTTCCTCGGTCGTCTGATACCATTCGTAGTTCGATCATCGCATCGCCTTCTCTCTCCTGGCATCGCGCCAGACGCTTCGGTTACTGGTCTTCCAATTCGGTTTTTTTGGTCCCCTGGGACCGTCTTCGTCATGCCCAATGTAAAAATGATGGTACTCGCACAACGTTATCAGGTTTGACTCAACCAGCTCCAGTTCCGGCCAAAGGTGGAACGGCCTTACGTGATGCACGTGCAGGTCAGCAGTCTCATCGCACGCCTCGCAGCATGGATGCTTTCGCAGGAACTCACGCCGTACCGAAGGCCACTTGCTGGACCTGTCCCCCTGGCTGATTACCACATCGCCAGCTTCGATTTGTTGATCGATCGGCATTGGTGGAATCGGATCGGTCGCTTGGTATGCGAACCAACCGAGAACCGTAATCACAAGCAGCAGCAGAGCAACGGTGCCGAACGGGAAACGTGATTTCATTTTCGCCTCATCGATTCTTGAACCATGAACCAACTGCCCGTCTATTTAACGCCACGGACAGTTGGAAAAAAACCGCTCCAAACAGTTTACGATTCGATCGGTTCGTCGAACACCAGAAAGCCACCAACCTGACGCATCGTCGATCCTGGGTAGTGCTTCTCAAGCATATCGCCCAGCTTGCCGAGCACGCTCGCAGGAACCGGTAGCCTGATTTGCATGATAAAACCAGTCTCGGCTTGGATTGGGTCGACTGGAACCCTGCAAAGATCCTTCGCGTACTGAAATTCTTCGTCAGTTGGTTCCCATCCACCAGCCGGCTTAGGCTCATCAACCACAAACCGAATCGCTGGCCACCAGTCACGGTTTGCAATCTCGATTCGATCGCCGATCACAAGCCAGTCTTTGCAGCTCAGCGACCAGTAGCCGTCAGACGCCAGCCGAGGCTCATCACCAAGCAGCCGAAAGCCCTTCGGTACAAGACGGTCGGGCTTGCTGATCGGCTCTTTAATCGGTCGGCAGTACCACGAAGGAATTAACGCCAAAGGAAACATTGCTGCTGTCAGTTCGTTCCAGCCCGCGCCCCAGTTGATGAAGTCCCCAGGCATCGGCTCTTCATTGTCCTCCAGCATTCGGCAGCCGTCCTTAGGAATGCGCGTCGGTGCTGGCTCGCAGTAGACTTGGCATTGCGTCCAATGACTGCCCTCGCTGTCGATGAATTTATCGCGATGCCACCCAGTGATATGCAGATCATACCCGTCAACATCAGTACTGACCCAGTTCTGGTTTGCTTCCTCTCTGACCCGAGCCCTTACGGTTTCGCCCTGCAAAACCTTGAACACATCGTCAGGGGTTGCGTCACGCCAGTTTTCGTCACCTTGCTTTTTTTCGTCAGACATTTGCAGTTTGCCCTTTCAGGGTCTTGGGGTTATCGAATCGTCCGTGGATCTAACGCCACGGATCACCTAAAGAAAAGCTGTCGCGTGATATCCCAAACGAGATACAAGCCCAGCGCATGCAAGACGACAAGACAACCGACCGCTGCATAGAGGCAACGATCGGCAATCCTGTCGACTAGATTAAAATTCTCATCGTTCATTATTTTGGTGCGAGCTTGTCCATTTCTTGCTGTAGGCATTCGATATCCATGCTGATATCCTCGGCCATGCTTTGATACCCATAGAGAACCCCTTCGGCATCATCCAGCAACGCTTCCAGGCGTGTTGCTCCGACCCGCATAGTCCTCAGCAATAGCATGATTTCGCCGTGGTTTGTAGCGATCAGGTTTCGTGCTACCTCGTGCTCGGCAGCGTCTATAATTTCCTGAGCACTCTCAACCGGTACAGCCATGCGATTCACCGCACAGACCGGATCAACCGAATCGAAAGCACCGACCAACGCATCCCGCGATTCGCCCTTCAAGTCCTCAGCGGCCTCAGCCTCAATCATTTGCTTTGTGGCTCGGTCGTGCTCGGTCAACTTTTCGTCAACCTCGATCCATTCTGGACTCAACGTAGGGAGCGTGAACGTCTTGTTTTTCAGTTGTTCTCGCTCGGCTTCACGCTCTGCAAGTTGACGTTTCAGGTTGGCCTCTCGCTCTGCCTTTTCCTCAGCCTCCCGGATCTTGGCCAGCTTCGCTTCGATATCCCTGTCCCGTTGGTCCTGCTCGTCCTTGATGCGTTTCGCCTCGGCATCCTGTTCGGCCTTCTGGCGTGCCAGTTCTGCCCTGTCCGCTGCGATCTGATCCTGCTCGGCCTTGATCTTGGCTTTCCGGTCAGACTCTTCCTGAGCAAGCCTAGCGGCCTCTGCTTTGGCTTTGGCGTCTGCTTCTGCTTTTGCCTTCCGTCCGGCTTCGATATGCTCTGCGAACTGTTCGTCGCTCCAGGACTCAGCCTCTTCGGTCGTGATCGGCTTTCCGGTCGCTTGTACGCTTTCGGCGATCCGGCCGTTGATCCATGCCTGATGCTTGGCTTCGAGCTCTGCACGCTTGCGCTCCACTTCGTCGTCAACGGCTTTCTTTTTCTTGGTCAGCGGATCCTCGACCGTTCTGATTAAATCGATCAAGTACTTTTCGTCTGCATTGACCGCTCGCTGATGCCTGAGTGCTTCGCGATTCAGATCCTCTTTCAGCTTCGACACTGCTGATCGAGCCTTCACACACCATCGAATCGCGTTCTTGGTTTTGTCGTACCCCTCGGGGGTCGTTGCGTCCAGCTCCGCGACTTGTGCGGACAGCTCCGTAAAAGCCTGCTCGCAAAACGCCGACCGAAGCAACTTGCCGTCTGGCTCAACTGCTTGTAGTTCCGTGCTCATACCCTCTCGTTTCCTCTGCACCATGCTTGGTACTCTTGACCTCTCGACTCAGCGAGCGCCGCGCGACGCTCATCAATTTGGTTTTGGATTTCTTCCTCGGCAGCGGCCATCGAATCACAATCCTTTTCCGTTGACCACAACGGACCGCATACAAGAAAACCTTCCATTTCGTTTTGGACGCACCAGATTTCGCCGTCAATCACACACCTGCGAACGACGTCAGACACTTCTTGCCACTCGAAATTTGCCATGAAAAAATCCTCCATCAATACAACGCCACCAAACCAGTTTTGAAAAACCGTTTTTCAGTTTTCCAATGTTTTCATTGACCGACCGTCAGCATTCTTGGAAACGTTTCCAAGCTTCACCCATCTAACGCCACGAAAACGCTAGGAAAAACCAAATCGATCGAAATCGCATAAAGAAAAACAACGTCACTTTTTTATCAGTGATCGACCGACGCAGAGGGTCTTCCTTAGCTCGATCCGGCGCGTCAAATTGCCGAGATAGAACGCTCGTTGCTGGCTGGTTTCTTTGCCGAGGTTGTCAGCCCTCGATCCAGGCAACGCCGTGTGGTAGCCTCGATCGAACCACTTTTCCAGCTCGTCCAGGCCAGCGTTCGTAATCTCGCAGCCTGCGACCTGCTCAAGCTCTGCAAGCTTCTCGCGGACTATCTTACGATCCATCCCAGAGCCCCGCAGAAATAGAGCACAGCCAAACCGATTGCAACTGCCCCAGCAACCAGCAAACGCTCAAACCAGACGGCTTCGCATTGGCAGTCTCGATACTCGGCTTCGAGTTCCTGTTCGTTTAGGTCGATTTTGCTCATGATTTTATTTACTCCCACTTCATAACGCCTGCAAACTCTACACCCTTTGGCAACTTCCCATTGAGGCCAAGGAGATAAGTATTTGCCTGCTCTTCCGTTTCAAAATACTCCTGCACATCTAAGACCCCTGGCTTTGCGTCCTTCCACTTAAAAACCACTGCATAGGGCTTTGACGTTATCGGAGTTCGCTTGCTCATGAATCCTGCTCTTTTCCCCGATAGTCTGGAACGTCCTTCCGCATGATATTCAGCGTCGCCTTGATTCCGCTTATCGCAGTCCGGTGACGGGTCGCCCACATATACTTGCCTGCCAACGTAGTGCGAAGCAACGTTCCAACCTTGGCAACCGCACGTTCGGCTTCCAGGTACGCTTCGCTGATTCGTTTCGCGTCCTCAGCTCTCTGTGCGTTCAGCCTATTCGTTTCTTCTGTGTTCATGATTCAACCTTGACCCCAAAGGGGGTGCCATTGTCTCCGAACCTGAATCCATCGCTTAAGACTTGGGCATAGGTCAGCATCGCCGAACCAGGACCGATCCACACGCCGTTGTCGTTGCACTCGACTACACGAACCGCCCCAGGTCGATCCATAGTTATCAACGGACGATCAAAGTGAGGCAGGTACTCAGCAGCGTTCTTGAACGGCCTGTACTCATCAGGCTTCACAATCTTGCGGACAATCAGGGTCTTGCTGTAACTTTTATTTTGTTTTAACCACTTTAGAGGCTTTGCATCGCCGTCAAGATACCATTCACCCTGACTAATATAATCGACCGCAACCACTTCCCATCCTTCTTTTTCCAAGTGCTCTAACCCAGGTATGCACGCCATCATTCGCCTCGATTTTTTTGTGACCTCGATACAACTACCAACAATCTAACGCCACCAACCTCAGGAAAAAAACTAAATTTCCGTCTCGGTCACTTCGTGCATTCCATGCAGGGCATCTACCGACCGGCAAAGCATCGCCAAGCAAGCCTCCAGGGAGTCTATCCCGTCATCGTGATCCCCATACGGGAACGCTTTGGCCTGAGCGATCAGCAGCTCGTTCGATGCCGTATTCCGGAACCGAAACCGCCGATCGTTAAACCACTTGCCAAGCCTTTCGATCCTGACGTTCTTATTGACCGTCTGGTTGACGAGGTTTGGCGGGTCAGCGTTGTACTCCATTTCCTGGCAAAGCTCGTTGTAGGGGTCAGCAAGGAGGTCTTGCCATGCGTTCGCTTCGATCCCCACGAATGCAGTTCGACGTTCTCGATTCCACTCAACGAACGTCCTGAGCATCTGCGGGACTGGCCTACGCTCGATATCCGAATCCACATAGAACAAACCGTTTTGATAGCCTATCCAGGTTATCGCCTGATAGTCACCCTTCCGAGTGTTCTTGCCCTTTGATGGATCCAAGAACGATGCCGACAGGTAGCAGCTCCGAGGGTCCGGGAACTCATCGTCCTGAGCCCAAATATTTTGAAAGTAGGCATCCGGCCAGTTCGACATGGAAGACCCCTTCGGGTTGCCCTGGTAGATCGAGTCCCACCAGTGGCCTGATTGTCGCTTCCTTCGCTGCATGACCTCTGCCGGCCAGCGTTCCGGCCACAGTGCTTCGCCTTCGGCCCTACCGAGAGGATCCTTCTTTTCGGTCCCCTCGCGCAGTGCTTGCAGCGTGATCGATCGGACCCGCAAGTCGAGCTCTTCTTTCTTCGATTCGATCCGACCTATCAAGTCGTCCGGATGCCAAGGCGTACAAAGTAAAACCAACTTGCCCCCCGGTTCCAGACGGGTCGAGCTCGTCGATACGAACCAATCCCACTGGGAATCCCTAACCCGCTGCGAGTAAGCCGACTTCGCGTCCTTCATGTAATCGTCGATGATCAAAAGGTTGGCACCGAACCCCGGAATCGACCCCTCGACGCCAGCAGCAAGACAGCTTCCGTGGGTCTTCTCCAGCCGCCAGTTCTTCACCGCCGAGTTCATTGGGTCCACACCGGCCAATCCCATCATCGGGGAAAGCTCATGAACCTTGTCCCGCACCCACCGCGAATGATTGTTCGCTAGCGTTGCCGTGTTCGTGCAAAGGATGATTTTCGAGTATGGATTCCGAAGCAGAAACCAAGCCGGAGCCCAGTGTGCTAGGTACTCAGTTTTTCCGTGCCGTACCGGACACTTCACAATCAGGATATCTAAATTCGGATCGTTCAATAAATTGCGAAACTCGAAGTCGATAACTGCTAAGTGCCGAGCCCGTTTCCATTCGCCCTTCGAGAATCGTTCGGCCATCAGCAACGGGGAACGCATTGCCTGAGCGTTCTCGAATGCTTCCCGGGCTTGCTCAAGCGTAGTCATCTACAGACCCCGGCAGAATCTTTCTGTCCCGAAAATCTAGGTCGTCTGAGGAACTACCGTCGAGCATCGCCAAGACTTGGTTGACTGTGATCGTCGTATTGCCTGTAATTTGTACCGGCAGGTCTCTTGGCTTTGTGTTGGATTCTGCCATCTTGTGAAGCATCCATCGCTCACGTTGTTTCAGCCTCGGGTCTGCTTTCGGATCGAGAAGCACCATCATCGATTCGTAAACGATTCGCTCCCGAACGTCTCGGCTTATCGGCCAGTTTTCAGAGACCGCTCGCAGTTCCAGCCGCCTGTCCATCATCGACTTCACGGCTCCCCCCATCCCCATCGCATTTGCCTTTGCGATGTTTTCCGGGCTTAACTCACGCCACCAGGGAGATTCTGATTGTTGCAACTCGTTGGGCGTATCGCTTTGGTGTAGCGACACTTGATCCACCGATCCGGATTGTTCCGTGTTTGGTTTCTCGTCACCAACGCGAGGCAGACCGGGACAGTCTTCACCAACGACCGCCCCTGACCTAGCTCTTTTGTTCCTATTGCGGATCGCTCGACGTTCCGCGCCGCTTTTACGGCGGCTCATTATTTCACCAACAGCAATAGTTCTGCTCTTGCCTCGGCATTGTCCCGGAACATTCCAAGCATACTCGAGGTGATCATTTCGCTATCATGCTGCAAGACACCTCGGCAGCTCATGCAGGAATGTTTCGCCCTTACGATTACTGCGACCCCCCTCGGCTGGAGGTTTTCAACTAGAGCTTCGGCGATCTGTTTTGTCATTCGCTCCTGAATTTGAAGTCGCCTTGCGAAGCATTCGACCAGCCTTGCCAGCTTGGAAAGTCCTACCACTCCACGCGAACCACCTGGAAGGTAGGCAACATCGGCCACACCGACGAATGGCAACAGATGGTGTTCGCACATCGAAGTAAATTGAATCCCCCTCAAGACAATCACTTGATCACAGTCCTCGGAGAATACCCGTTCGAGGATCTTGCTCGGTTCCATTTGGTAGCCTGCGGTCATTTCGCGCAACGCCTTTGCATACCGCTTGGGAGTGTCCAGCAAGCCTTCTCGGTCGGGATCTTCTCCGATCGATCTAAGCAGGTCTCGAACCGCATTCTCAGCGCATGGAATTTCAGCCGGATCGATCGACTTCATTTTCACCTCCAATTGTTCATCTTGTGGGTTTGCAGCGATAGCTTCCAAGTATCGCTTTCAGAAACCAACTGTTCGCACCATGCCAGCGTCCGAGCGTCTGTTTCCAATCCGCTGAACGCTGGCGAGATCAAATAATGCTCGGCCTGTACTACGGTCTTGGGCAAAGCCTGTCCGTATCCGCGAACGTATTTTACCTCGTTCGCGGTTCGCTGCTTGATTGCATGTTCAGCCACCTTGGGACTAACTGTGATCCAGTGGAACCCCGCAGGCAATGCCACCGAGCCGTTGGTTTCAACCGCTAGCTTGAAACCATCCTCACTTAGCTTCTGCAGAAGGTCTTCGTCCACTTGCAACCCAGGCTCGCCTCCGGTCATAACAATCCAAACGCAATCACCCTTGATCGTTTGCAGCTCGTCGAGGATTTCATCGGCGGTCATCTTTCGGCCGCTTTCGAACTCGGTATCACAAGCAAACCCCCCAGGCGACTTGTCGTTGGCATGTATATCGCAGCGCATATTGCAGCCAGTGAACCGCATGAAGATCGAAGGCTCTCCGGTCCGAATGCCCTCTCCTTGGATACTCAGGTAAATCTCGTTAATCCAATACTGCTTTTGCATAGCAATTTTCTGTTTCCCAAAGTGTGACTGAAATCAACTTCACTCCCGTTCCAGCCAAGCACTCTGGACCGATAAACTTGAGCAGGAATTCTGCCATGTTCTCAGCCGTCGGATTGCTTGGCATCAAGTGTATCTTGGTTCCTGGAAGTGCAGAAACCGCATTGATCGCATCAAAATCGTAACTGTACAGAATGAATCCGTGATCCCAATGTTGATCGATCCATCCTCCGAGCTTCTCTTTTAGGACGGAAAAATCAATCACTCGACCGATCGAATCCAAGTCTCCTTGCGCCTCGAACAAAGCGACATAGTTGTGGCCATGGAGATTCTTGCATTTGGTTTCGTGGCCGTGTACCCGGTGTCCGGCACAGAACTGAATTCGTCTAGTACAAGTCAGCATCGTTTCTTCCTCTCGATGATATCCAAGCCAACACCGCAACACAAACCATTCCGCCGACGATCTTGAATCCGCACTGCGAGACCAGAATCTCCAAAGAGATTACACCGAACGCAATCAACTGAAAAGCCATCGAGTCCACAATCGCAGATACCGAATTGCTTGCGATCATCTTGCGATTCTTTGGCTGTCCTGCCATGGAAAGGTACACCAGCCAGTCCGACAACCCGCTGAAAAAGAACGCCGACGCACTCGCAACACAGACCGCAAGCGGAGCCACCATCCACGATACGGCCGATCCTGCGACCACAACAGCCGAGAGCCTGCCAAACGATCCATTCCATCTTTCATGCAAAACGTCACGCACAGTCAGCTCGAACGGGATCATCGCCAAAGCGGTCAAAGGCAAGACCACCGGCCCGAAATATCCCACCAGTCCGTTTGCACAGACCGCCATCGTCAAGTACGAAACAACTAAAATCCGGCTGTCCATTCGTCACCATTCTTTTCCACGATCGCGCCGTTCTCCCCGTCCTCAGAAACGATCGCCACGGTCGCGTCCAGGTTCTCGATCATCCATTGGCCCCAATGCTCGCAGGACCAGCCTAGCGTCACTTCTTGAGCCTTCTGTTCGTTTACCTTTCCAACAGCCCAGTTCTTCCACTCGATGAACTCTACGTCGCGATTTGCGTGTCCGACTGGCCTTCGCAGCTCAACGTGGAAAACGTGTCGGTGGATCGTTCCAAGGTAGGCGTACCGTTCAGTAGCGTTCGGCCAATGATGGAAAGCCTCAAACGTAAACCTGCAAAAAATACTAGCTGCCATCGAATAGCTCCGGGTTTTGTTCTAATCCGTAATTGATCGCCGCCACTTGTGGATCGGTCAATGTCGAGGCCATAAAAATCTTCACGCCGTAGCGTTGGTAGATATCCCAAACGTATCTGATCCAAGATTCGCCAGAAACTAAAACCGTCATGTACTTCCAGCCCTCCATACCTCGGTTGGAAGTCCAGAACCTCTGGTCGTTGAATTGTCCCTGGGTTACTCCGCTCTGCAAAACCAAATCTCGAGCGCGTCGATTCGACCAAATCTCGCCACGCCTGGAAAAAGTTCTCGTTACGAATCTTCCGTTTCCTAGGTAGCAATGCATGTTACCGAATTGCTCCCCGGTAGACCACGAAACCGAATCGCAGCTGTAAGGACGCAACTGGAAATATTCTGCGCGTACAAATCCCAGCCAGTGAACGTTCCGTCCTGCCGCCCATTCCATCTTCTTTTTGATATAGGATCCATCGCATTGCCCCCGACCTGGAATTCGTAGTCCTGCCAACGCCACAAAATCGCTCATTTCAAAAAGCTCGTTCATCTTCCTTTCATCATCACCCCTAACATGAACTGGTGACGGAAGGTACCCGCGATCTAGCATGTCTCGCAGATTCGCTTCAGTCTGAACTGGATCTCCAACTACGTCCAGAGCCAAGTATTTGAATATCCGATCACGATAGGTGTCCAGGAATTCGCAATAGGCATCAAGCGTGATTACCTCTCCGGCATTTTTTGCCGTGAACGCCCCGCAATCCAAAAGTACTTCTATTCGATCGTCTGCAATTAACGCTTCGAACTTCGCTATGGATTTTCTTGCGTAGGCATACGACACCAGTACAGGTAACTTCATTGGATCACCCGGTATTCATACCCGGCCGCTTCGAGCCAACCATTAACGGCTTCCGCAACCTCAGACCATCTCTCCACAGGAATAGCCACCTTGACCAGTCGTTTGATATCGTCGTTGCTCCAATCCTTTATGCTGTCAATGTCCGCATCCCTTTTGCCACCCCATTCCCCATCATTCGCATAATGAACCGCAAGCTCTTTCTGAAAATTCTGCAAGGATTCCGTCTCCCAGGTCATTCCATCGACCAGCATGCCAATTAACTCGCGGTCCTGTCTTGCCAGAGCGCCAGAACCATCAAGCAACAAAAGCGCTTGTAATTCTTCCTTTTCGCTCAGTTCAACGTACTCTGCGTCTAAAAAAATATCTTGTCCCGTTTCAGCCTGTCGCTTGCAAGCCTCACCCACCCTTGCGTGGCCGTCGATTAAACGGCCTGTCGTCCGATTGATAATAATGGACTGGACAATTCCTAGTTCAGTAATCGAATCTCGAACTATCTCCTGTTGCTTTTCGCTGTGCGTTCGGTAATTCAAAGGATGCAACTTAACCTCTGTGCACTTGACCCTACCGTGATCGACGATCTTGCTTATCCACATCAAAAGACCTCGACCATTGCTTCAAGACCCATTGATTTCAGCACATTGGAAACTCCTTGCTGAACTTCCAGAGCATCAGGGATTTCCACTTCGACCCGAAGAAACTTGGTCAACGGGACAGCGAACTTTTTTTGCGGACCAGAATCACTCAGTACTAACCCGCTAACATAGTCATCGAAAAAGTCCGGCAATGCGCTTTGCTCAACCAACTCGTCAAGCCTATCATTGTCGATCCCTGCCATCTCTCTCGACGCATCCAAAATCAACAGCGCTTTTTTTTCATCTTCCTCGGATAGTTCGACGTACTCTACATCGACCAGAGTACCATCCCCACGGCTCAATGCTTGCATAACGCGCTCGTGACCGTCTAAGATACGGCCAGTCACTCTATTGACTTGAATCGATTTAACTATTCCAACCCTATCAATTGAGGCCGAGACAAGCTCTCGTTGCTTCACAGGATGCCTGCGATGGTTGAACGGGTTGGCCAGTAGTTGCGACGCAGCAACCTTGCCATGCCCGACGATCTTCGACCGCCACTGAGTCGGTTCGTTTTTGGGTGGAGCTTGCGCGTCTGTTTTCTTTTTTGCCATGTTCACTCCGAGGTTTGAAGGAACCAACAGAGTAACCCAAGATCGAAACCAACGCAACAAAGCAGAAAAACGCAACGCTATTTTTTTATAGGCTGAATTGTGCTTTCTGGCTTGCAGCGATTGACTCAAGGATTTCCGATGGGACCGCCCATAGGCCCTGAGCCCCTTTGACCTGTATCGGCTCGATCGCTTGAAAGTCTTCAAGTATCCAGCACCAAGGCCCTTCGGTATAAGCATGATCGAAAGCCTGCCTCCATGTTACTTTCGCACCTGGAATCAACTCGTTGCCATTCGTGGTTGAATGGAACGCCATCCTTTGCAGTTCCTCTCGGACGACACAAGCGGATAGACGCGCTGTTGCAATTATAGATCCAGTGGGGTAGCCCTTGACCTCTTCTCGATCGAGATATTGCAGTCCCTTCCCAGCATGGATCGCAAGCGGACCACGGTAGGAAGTGTACCAACTTCGGTTCTCGATCCACTTTTCACCGCTGGCAATCAGCGATGCAAACGGTTGGCTTATCGTTAGTGCTTTCATAGTCTTGATTGACCTCCTGTTTGTTTATGAACACCAGTAGCCGCAAGCTATCGCAAGGGCCACATCCCACACGTACCCCTGAGACTCAAAATGCTTTGCGTCCTGAATCACTTCTCGGAAGTACCCCGAACGCTTTGCCCTTGCCAGCAGCTTGGCCGTCTGTCTTTCGATCCAGTCTGTCGGTTGGTCTATGGCTCTACCCTTTCGCCGGACTTCCGGCAACCTGAAAAACAAAACCAGAAAAGGCCAGATCCCTCCAAGGGAAGTACTGCGAGGCTGAGACCCGGAAAGATCCCCGCACTCCGATCAGACGCAACGCACGCCTGCCGAGCTCCATCGCCTGTCGTTCGGTGTCGGCCAGCACGTAGCTTGACCCAAGCATCACGTTCCGATTTTTGCCAGTGTAGGCCGTGACCTTCCACTGACGCCAGCCTGCTTGATTTTGGCTCATGATGAAACCGATTCCTTGTAGTGCTTGAGTTGCTGACCGATCCCCATTCCTCGAACCGGAAGAATGACCCTGATACCCAACAAAACCAAAATGTCTGCGAGCGGCTTCGAGTAGTTTGCCCCTGCGTGCAATTCAACCTCGACCTCTTTCAGGTCTCGAATGTCCCAGTCGTGGTACAGAAGATCCACGAATTGACTAGCCGCGCCAACGTGCCAAGCAGCAACGTCGATAGGTGCTTTGTCGCCCATCTTGATATCGTAGAGCCTCAACGGAGTGATCGGCGTAATACACCCTGATTTCGCACTGAGGATGAACCACGGCAAGCCTCGACCCTCGACGTGCGCGACTCGCTTCTGAAACAGGTCCGAAGTGTAAAGCTCACGCGCCGGCACAAAGTCGCGGAATGAATCTTTCGATACTCGTTTTTTCTTCGAGCATCCAACCAGCGCGAAAGTCTTCCTGCTATCAGTCATTTTGTTTTACCCTTCAAAGTGTCATCTTGAACAAACTCGACCACCCCGAACCGCTGCGCAATCTGCCCCAACTGGAACTCGTTCTTGTGTCGAGCCCAGAACCCAGCACAGCAAGCATCATCGCTATGGTGGCAAATCCGATGCCCCTTAAACCCACCGTATCCGTCAGCCACATCAGCCTCAAGCTTCGCTAGGTCCAGGGGCGAGTCTGGACGGTAGATACACGTGGAGCACTGCGTTTTTTGGACTCGCATTGCTCAGATCCTTATTCGCCGATAGCTTCTCGGAGGGTTTCCAGGCCACGCCGAACCATCGCCGCCGCGGTAGGATTCGAGACCCCGAAGTGATCGGCAATCTCGGCGAACGCCTTGTCCTCGTAGAACCGCATCCGGATCGCCGTCAGCGTGTCCGGGTCGAGCTGGTTGATCGCCTGACCGAGTTGCTTGGTCTCTTCACCACGGATCAGATCCTCAAGCAGGTTGTGGCTGATTTCTTGGTTCGGGTTTCCCCCGTTGACCAACCGTTCGTGGTCCCGTCGTGAGTCCCGCCAGCACTTCCGGCGAGCCGATTTTGCCGTCCAAACTGCCTTGGTTCGAGGTGCGGCCCCGTAACCTGTGAGGATCGCAATCGCCGCATCCTGCATCACATCATCAATGTCGATTTTGGCCTCTACGCCTCGGATTTTCGACCGAATCACGCCACGCAAACCATCCAGAACTTCAAGCATTTCCTGCCCTTTCAAATCTTTTCAGAAACAATCGGGTCAGCGACCCGTCACACGATCCATTATACACCCAGGCCCAGTTTCGAGCACCCCAGGGCGCGGTTTAACCTATTTTTTTCATCAATTTTTTTACGCGCAACTGACGATTTCCAGCCGAACGCCAGGATTTCCCTTGCGAATCTCGACCTCGACCCGCCCAATCCAGGAAATTTGCCAGTGGTCCCCCTCGATCGCACCAGCAGCGACGACCCCATCGACCAGGGCTTTGCACATTTGGACCATGTTCGCTCGGTCTCTCCGGAGGTTGTCCGGAACAAAGAACCGATAGTGGATCACATGTGGACCCTTGACCGGGGACTGGCCCCGAGATATTTGGTCAAGCGTGATCATTTTGGCGATGAGCTTCAAGTCGGCAATCGGCCTGATTTTGCCTTGCCACTTGCTCTCGTTTTGCGCCGTCACGCCTCGCGGCCACGGAAGATCAATTACCACGGTTCCGGATCCTTTCTTCGACGTACCACCTGACGACCGGCTCGGCATACAGCAGCCTGACCGAATGTTTTTGAAGAAACCTCAAGTCGTACCAGTCAGGGTCACATTCAAGTTTCAACGCGAGCATCTGCCCCACTGTAAGCCTCGGTCGATCAAATCCCTTGAGCCGTTCGCCGTGCTCGCTCTTGTGACAAATTGTGCAGAGCATCACTACCAGCCGTCTGTCCTCTCTGCGGGGTTTATTCGCGATATGAGCACGTTCGATCAGCCATGGCCCGTAATACTCCATCGGCTTGCGACTCGCGCCACAGGCCCAGCAGCAAGCGAATAGCGAACGCATTGCATCGTACTCGAACTTGGCCCTGTAGCCGTCAAGCTCCCAAGGCCGAAATGAGCTCTGTAAGCAAATCTCGGTTCGATCCTTCCCACCCTTTGCAGATCGCATCAAACACCCCCGGCGTTTCTTGATACTCCACCAGCTCCAGCGACGTGATCACCAGCTCGATATTTCGCGTTGACTCGATCCGTCTTAGGCACTGCTCGACCGATCGCTTCTGAAATGTCGATCCTCGCTCTGCGCTTGGCCTCTTGCTCCACGGTTCGCCCCTGATAAAAATCCGTTGCCAACACCCTGCCATCGTACGTCTCCTTTGCTCTCTTCGGACAGCTCAACTCAGCCAGTCGTTCTTCAAGCTTTAACGCCGTGTCGTTCGGGACAATAAGCCTGTGAATAAAAACAACGTCGGTTTTTTCCCCGTATACTTTCAGGAATCCATCCGGGAATCGCTCGATCACGATCCGTCGCGCCAAGCCTCGCTCTTGTTCCTCGCGAATGATTTCCGATCGTATCCACTCGTAAGCTGCGTTGCCGGCCTCGGTATTCATTATGCTCTTGTAATACTTCCGGAAGAACCAGGACAGGAACCGTAGGCCCTGATCGCTGAACAGCAACCATGCTGCAAGTTGTTTCCTCGAAGTAAATTCCATCCAACTCATTTCACCCTCGGCCTTGTCCAGGGAAACACATCACTTACCCTACGATGATAGTCGACCGATCCGTGCGCCGGTGGCTTGAATCGTAGCTCGGCAGGGTTGGCCCAAACGCCCTCTTTCGCACATCGCGCCTGCCAGACCGCAACCGCACTACTGCACGGTTTGTCGGACCTCGACATCGAGTACAGGACCGAGACCCAAATTTGGTTTGCGTTCTTGGACGTCTTTTTCTTTTGCTTGTTGACCAAGCCTCGCATCAGTTTAAGTTCGCCGCCGACCATCTGCACTGATCGGACACTCTGCGCGTGAGCATGGCCACAGCCTGGACACCGTTGCCCGTATTGACGCCAGACCTTGCACTTCGGACAGCAAATCCCCTCAACGTCCTGCGGCTTGTCTGCTTTCGCGATTCGTGTAGCTCGGCCCTGAGCAATCGTTTTGTTCGTGCATCCAAGCGTCCATTCCCTGTCCATGTTCGGGCTTCCGTGTCGCCAGAAGCTCCCGCCGTGGTCTTGAAGTATCTTGTACTCGTAGTCTGGAAAGTACCTTTGGATCCGTCCGACCGATTGCAAGTACGTTGCGATTCCACCGAACACCGTAGCTGCGATACCGTGGTACAGCCATGGCATGTCGATCGCCTCGCGCAAAATAAATCGGTTCATCAGTACCTTGATTTCACCGCTTTTGCTCATCGCCATCACCTGCGCTCGAGTCTCGGCCGTCGTGTCGTAGGTCTCTAGGACGATCGAGCCGGTTGAACTGCGGTGTGGTAGTAAGCAAGTCTCCCCGTCGATATGAGCGACCGGGACACCCATCTTTGCCCACTCTTCGGCGAACCAACGCGAAGCCGGCACCGATGGAGCAAACAGGATCGTCGGCCTACTGTCTCGATTCAGGATCCTCCAGTTCGCATACGCATCGCCAAATATCTTGTAGGACCTCGGTTCGAGCTGCTTGCTGCTAAATTCATTGTCAACGTCCTGCTTCAAGCCCGAGCAATCGATTTCGCTAGGAGAGTAGACCCTGACAGGCAAGTGAGCCTTGACCCGTCTCATTTCCGAGTAGCTTCCAAAGTCGATCAGCTCTTCGTACATCTTTCCGCAGTTGACCGGCGTTGCCGACATGCCGAGCACGAAAGCCCCTCTCGCCTTGTGGCCTTGCCAAGTTGCACCGCCGTCAGTCTGGCCACCTTCGACGATCGATATCGCCTTGTTTTTGGTTTGCAAGTGCGCCTCATCGAACAGAACCAACGATGGGTTTCCAAGATCCCAGGTCGACTTCCGGATCGCCCGAGCGAACACTGAATCCGTCATGCAAATCTGGATCGGTTTCGATTCGTCGTATTCGTGTCCCGCCGCCATGATTCCATGATCCAGACCGGCCCGAGTGAATGACTCTGACAATTGCTCTTTGAGCATCGTCCGGTGGAGATAGATCCTCACGCTACCGCCGACCGAGCGTTCTTCCTCAGTGAGCTGTTGCATAACCCGCGACTTACCGGCCCCGCATGGGGCAGCCGCGATAACCGACTTGATGCCTCGCGCTCTGGCATCCCTGATTCGTTCCTTCGCCAAGTCCTGGTGCGGCCAATTGCTTGTGGTCATCTTCCCCTCATTGAGCTTCAACAACATCAACCCCAGGAGCTTCGTAAATCACTTCCGTTGCCAGCCCTGGGTCCATCACAACAACGCCACCGCGAAGCATCACGCTACAGAGTTTCGTCAAAAAATCCAAAGTTGCATCATCGTCCTTTGTCGAGACAAATTTAAGCGACGATACTTTTTTTGTTTCTGTGTCGTGGATGAACTTAATGCGGATCACGATAGCCCCTCCCATTCTGTGACTTCGCGATCGACTCCCGTTTTTTTCAATGGAGGGACTAGGTTAAGAATAGGGTCGCCTATTCCTTCGACAGTATACTCCCCCTTCATATTCCACTCAGCAGCATAAAAACGCCAGCTTATGCCCTTCCATTCTCCGATGTATTTCTGTCGCTTTTCGCAAAACGAATGGATAACAGCATCACAACCTCTGGACAGTTTAACCGGCCCGACCTGCCAAACTGGATTGCTCATTGCAGCCCTCGAAGCTTCTTGGTTACCGATTCGATTTCTTTCTGAAATACCGACGAACATTTCGCAGCGTCACAAGCCCGGATGAATCGCCCCCAGGCAGTGTGAACCGCTGGCATTTTTTCCGGGTCCGGATCGGTCGAGTTTGGAAACGTTTCCAAAGTTTCTTCCGAATCTGTTGTGTTTTCCTCGGTTTCTGGAATTGAATCGTCGATCACAATCGCGCTCGGCGTCACGCCAACGTGACCGACCGGACACAAGCAAGCCGAGCAAGCGTACCCGCCATCGGTCAGCACTTGGTTCACGCCAGCGCAGTCTGAGCACTTCCAGCCGGGAACCGGAATTCCGGCATCGGGCTTTGCTGGTGGCCTTTCACGCTTAGGCTTTGGCTCAGGGGTCAGCTCCGGTACTTCACCCGCAGCCGCTTGATCGATCAGCTTTTCGATCTTCTTTTCCCCGTCTCGGAGGTTTCCGATATAGGCATGGGACACCCCGCAGATTTCAGCCAGAGCCCGGGTCGTTTCGTCCGGGAACTGTGCGATCGCAATCATCGCCGCCTTGCGTTTGTCTGCGTTTGTGCGCCTCAGGCCGTGGGCATAGTTCGCACCGCAAGCAGCCCGGACCGCATCGCTGAACGTCCCCCTGGTGACAGTCGCGGGGATTTTAGACTTGCCAATATTCGACGCTGCCATTACTCGGCAGAATCCATCGACCACGTACAGTTCGCCTTCGACCTCGAAGACCTGGACCGGTGGAAAATCAACCTTGTCTTTCCATCCATCCTCGTATTCCTTGATGATCCCTTCGGGGACCGTCTCCCGGCATTGAAGCCTCGAATCGAGGATCAGCAGGCTTGTTGTGACTAGTTTGGTTTTCACGCTCATTTTTCTTTCGCCGTTTCAGTTCGAGTTGAATCGCTTGCGCTTGATCGACGGCCATCTCTGCGATTTCTTCTGCCGTCCATTCTTGCCCCGGATCGATCGAGATCAAAGCCGGCGCGATACCAGCGATCAGTTCGATCAGTACATCGAAATCCGTTTTACCTTGTCGCTCAGACATCCTAAACCTTAAATTCTTCGGTTCGCTTTGTCAGTGATTCGTTGAGTTTCGCAAAGGCTTCTTCGGACACGAGCCCCTTAGATCGGTACGCTGCAAGCTTGCTTGTGACCTTGCCCAACTCAGTCGGGCTTGACGCCACGGTTATCATTCGCGACAGCATTGTAGCGGACAGCATCGCCCAGTCGTCCTTGCTGATCGTTCCTGCGATTCCGTGGTTGTTTAGCGATTGCTCCATCTTCGGTAGCTGCGATTCGCTTGCCGAGGCCATCATGGTCAGGATCTCGCCGATTCGAGTCTCGGTAAGCATTTCCAGTGTCTTCGGCTCAGGCTTAGATTGCTGCGTCGGTTTCGCATCGAAAGCGTCTTTGGGGACCGGATTGTCAGTTTCCAAGAACCTGCTCTTGGGCCTCGCTCCCTCTTCTGCGCCCTCGCCGTCGTCATCGTCTTCATCGAGGCAAATCGACAGCATAGAAGTCAGCGTGTACCGTCGCTGGTACGTCAGTCCGCTTCCGTAGGCTTGTGGCGTCACGCCGATCGTGTCCGGAATTTCTTTCCCGTTTCCCCGCTTGACGATCACTTCCATTACCCGGATCGGGGTCGTCGCTTTAATGAACTGCCCGGAAGTATGAAGCAGCATCGTAATCAGGGTCAGTTCACCCAACGGGATTTGAACCACCGACAGACCATGCTTCGCAAGCACAGGGTTGACCACTTGAAGAATATTCCCCAGGTCGGCGTACATCTTTTCGTGGTGCTTGTTGTACGTAGTCTTTTTGACCTTCGGGCATTCCAGATGAAACGCGGCAAGAGCCGCAGCCAACAGATCGAACTTTTCCGAGAACTCCAGATTTTCCATTTGCAACATGGCTTTTCCCTTTCGTATTGCAGCCACCTACACAACGCCACCGCCACAGGCAGCGACTCAATCACAATCTTCCAACGCCACCGGATCGTCAACGGAAACCTCTTCCGGTTCTTTTTTCGCAGATTCTATCCGTTCGAGGGTCAAACACCCCAAGCATTCGCGCGTGTTAATTTTCTTTCCGCATTTCCCGCATCGATGGGGCGCGACAAGCTCAGCCGATCGATTAGGAGCCGCGACCCCTCGATAGCAATATTGGCAACATAAGCTTTTTCCGTTGCTGCGGTATTCCTTGTTGCATTTTGTGCAGATCGCCATCACGTAGTTCTTGCTCATCAGTTCACCCGCACCCAAGGCAACCAGATT